GACAGGGAGCTACCCTAGCGGTAGCCGTCCCCACCTAGTGAGTACTAGCGACAGGGAGCTACCCTAGCGGTAGCCGTCCCCACCTAGTGAGTACTAGCGACAGGGAGCTACCCTAGCGGTAGCCGTCCCCACCTAGTGAGTACTAGCGACAGGGAGCTACCCTAGCGGTAGCCGAAAACGGACTGTCAACCGATATTGACAGAGACCTCCACTATTGAAGGCGTCGGTAAGTGCATAGGAATTAAGCCTATGGTTCGGATTGTGAAAACCCTTACAGTTCTATCTTGTTAGATGTGAAACAAGGTTGCGAAGGCTCTATCGTATAAAAATGTGAGCTATGCGTAAAAGCAAGCGATGAAGTACAGCGAACAGGCAAAGCGTCCCCTAGGGGATATATTGCCGAAGGTTATTGCATTCCGAGGAATGCAAGAAAATAACTGCGTGAGCTGTTCGGATAACTTGTAACTAGCGTGAATGGACAGAATTTTAAGCCTTATGGCTTTTAACTCATAAATCAAGCCCACTCAGGTGCAAATTTGAGTGGGTTTTCTTATGAGCTAAACGCTCAAATACTAAACTTAAGGAGAAAACACTATGTCAACTACTGAAAGAAAAACCCTTGAAACAAGAAGGGAAGAAATCGCTAAGAGAAAAGCGTCTATCGTTGCTCTTGTACAGAAGTACAATGAGCTCACACTCAACGAAAAGACACCCGCTAAGGATATCAAGGCAACACAGGACGCACTCGATAAGGACTTAGCCGACTACAAGGTACAGGCTAATCACCTGTTCTACGAAGAATGCGAAGCCTCTGGTGACGCTATGCTCGAAGCCGTAAAGCGTCAGGATGTTGTGTATCTCAAGACAAGAGATGTCACAGATAAAGAGTCCAAGATAACAAAACGAATTGTCGAGGAAAAGCCAACAACCGTTGACCTCGATGCAATGCATAAGTACAGCCTCGAAGTCCTTAAAAAGGACGGAATAGGTAAGAATAAGAACTGGAGGAACCTCCTTCAGAAAATCAATTTCTGCCTTACACTTAGAGTCGCCAAGGCAATCGGCGTAAAGGACGAGGTATATAAAGACCTCGAAGGGTACTACACAATAAATGCCATTGCAAAGGATATCGACCTTGGCAAAAATCCGCTGTCTAATACTCAGGTTTTAAAAACTCTGCAAAGAGCCGTGACGGATATGATAGGCGAGGAATACAAGGCAACTTCACACGATGTCGCTTATATGCAGGAATGTATATCAAAGCGTGCGGGAAGCAGCGTTATAAAAGCGGCTACACACAAGGAATTTTATAAAATCCTCCTCGATGTATGCCACCATATCGTAACGGGCGATCCTTACGGCTTAAAGGCTAAGATATCAAAGAAAAACTAATTCATACGGAATTTCCCACGGGTTTTCGCCCGTGGGTTTTTAATTCCTATATCCCCACACTGATGAGTCCCTAAAAGGACGAAACCGCCGGGTTTTCGGCGGTCTGTGGGTAAAACCACATTCATAGTAACCCTCCTTAATCCGACGGGTTTTTAATCCGTCGGTGCCTGTAATGCAACCGCTGGGTTTTCTAGCGGCGGTTACAAGTCCGCATAAATGCAGAGTATGGAAACGGGAGGTTTTTACCATGAAAAGCACAAACACGGGAGGTTTTTACTATGAAAAGCACAAACACGGTTCTCGCAAGATTTGCAGACAGAGGTCTTCATATGGAAGAAGTACGCACCGCAATAATGGAGGCAATTCGTAAGTCCAAGGTTTTCAATCTCAACGAGATCGACATTCGCCCAGGCATTTTCAACGTCGAGGTTTTTCTTCGTGAACGACACAATGGCATAATTCACAGAGAATGCAAGTTTAAAGTTTTTAAATATATGCCTGTTGCAAAAATAAAACAAATTGTAACGGTTTCTTGCAGAAATTTCTAACGCAGAGCAACCGCCGTTTTGGCGGGTAATGCGGGTGTCTTATGGCAGCGGTTGCAACCCCGCAAGGAGAATTTGATGTGTAGCTAGGAGGTAAATTATGAGCTACAAGGTTTTTAAGAGCAAAGTAAGGGGTATTTTATCCCGCTCTGGTGATTCAATGAAGGTGTGTTTCTCGTCACACGGCGGAAATCACAACGCAAGGTTTTCTGACGGAACGGTAATCTCAGGAAACACGATAAACAAGGCAGTTTCTATCCGCTGGAACGGTAGAAATCACACAGCCATGGCTGTGATATAAGGGAGGTTTTTCGTGTGGCGTTCGTAAAACTGCTGTACAAAGGGCAGGTAATCGGTCGGGTTTTAACCAACAGGGTTGCAGCCTTGACCGTAGACAACGCAGTTTATTGTGGTTGTGGGTATGACGCAGCCGTCGAACAGGACTGTAAAGAAGCGTATGAAGCGGGTTTTCCTGCGGCATACAAGAAGGGCGAAAACTACGGGATAAACACTGCTGGTATACAGCTTGTGTGGTAAAAGGGAGGATTTATATGGAATACCCGTTTTTCATCAGCGATGCTGGCGAGGCTTATCGTATAAAAGCCTCTGAGAGCAAGTATTACAGAAAGCCAACAAAGGCTTTGCTCAGAGAAACTCAGAGGTTGCTCAAAGATTTTTGTATCTCGGTTTCTATACCGAGGTTTGAAACGGCAGGCGAATTACTGCGCTGGCGTAAGTCAGTGCTCACTGCTTAAAGAGGTTTTTATGCTGAGAATAGGAGAAACCGTTCTTATAAAGAGACTAGATCTCTTGAAAAAGTATTCACCATCGTTTACCACAGAACGCCCGGTAACTGGCGTTGTTACGAAAATCGTTCCCGAGGCAGGCGGTTCTGTCACATACGGAGTAGTATGTGACAGTGACACAACGAGAACAACGTGGTACTACGGCGAGGACGAACTCGAACAGGGTTCTCTTTGCTGGGTTTCAAAGGAGGATAACAATGAATAAGAAGATACCAACGCCCTATGAGGCACTTTTCGCGGATAGAGGATTCCCTGTATCACGCAGGGTTTATATCAGAGACAAGAGGAATTTGATGGCAAACATTCCTCATTTCATAACACACGCTTCGCACGAGAAGCACAAGTATGGTTACAAAAACGGGTTTTTGAAGGAGCCTGAATACGAAATCTCTCAGTCGGACGAGCCGTACTCCATCGAGTATGCCAAAGTCTACAAGGGCAGGGTTCGCATAACCAAACGTGAGTTTGGTTCATGCTATGCAATGCGTAGCTTTATCAGAAAATGCCTGAATTCTAAGACGCTTAGAATTCTTGATGTTGAATAAGGAGGTTTTCTATGTTAATCGTAGAATTTTTGCAATATCACAGTGTTCTCTGTGGCAGGGTTCTCGCTATGAGCGAGGACTTAAGAGGCAAGGGGATCCTTCATGAGAAGGGTGTGTTCAGCATTTCGAGCAAGACAGCTCCTTCTCTCGCAATGAATAACTTATACGTCAGAGGGATGGACACGGGGTGCGACGAAACTGCGTTTTGCTGGCAGTATTCCAGTGCACAGAAGGCAAGTGAGTCTAAGTCAGCGTTCATAAGTATGATTCGCGAGTTAAACATAGAGAACGGTTACTCTTGTCAGCCAGAAATCGTAGGTGGTTAATATGTACGAAGTAACTTATATAGTCAAGACGGGCTTCGTTAAAATCACAAAACACTTCGACTCCTACTTCCTATGTAGGAATTTTGTAAACAAATGCAAGCATTCTAAAAAAGTAATGCTTGTTTCATACCCGCATTTTGACTGAGGTGAAGCATATGAGGATAATCTCGTTTATGGAACGCAACGTTCACGGGGCGTGGGTAATATACGGCGCAGCAGGAATCCGCCAGTATTATTATTACACGAAAGCTCAGGCTCGTAGGTTATACATTGAATACTTTAACGAGCATTTTGTTGTCGAGAAGAGGTGAATTGATGTGAGGTACGAAGTTACCATTACAGAAACACTTAAAACAAAGGTTTTTCTCGAAGCCGATAGCCCAGAGGAAGCCGAGGAGATTGTCAGAGACGGATGGAACCAAAGCGAGTACATCCTTACCGCTGAGGATTTTGTAGGTGTTTCCTTTAAAACAAAGAAAAAGGCTGTATAATGGGAGGTAAACATGATAGCCGTAATGATAATTCTTGGAGTTTTGTACATTGTGTACAATCTGATAACAGCGAAACTTCTTTCCGCAAAGGAGATGAAGAATGATTTTGTTGACGGACAGTGTACTGTCGGTAAAATACTAACAAACATATTCTACGCTCCAGCGTGGATTCTTAAAGGCGTAAGATTTGCAGTAACGGCGGTGATAAAATGATGATTGAGAACGGAAGTTTCACACTCGAAAGTGCGAAGATAAGTGGTAGAGAGCTTTCGATTTGGGCAGCAGAAGCTGCAAAGTTACTAAGCTCGAAAGGGCGAAATTCGATGCTCGAAATCTCTTTCTTCGCTGAGGATAACGACACAGACGAAATCGCTGTAAGGAATGTCACAGCGATTATTTTCAAAGGTTTCTTTAGTTTAAAACTTAAGATACCATATGTGTTAGATGCTCTTGAAGAACAATATCTGCCACAGGAATGTGCGAGATCTTCGAAATATCTCGTAAAGAGACGAGGTGATGAGCTGGTTGCGTATGACATGAGGGTGTCTAAATACCCAGAACGAGTTATCGAGAACGACGCCAGTCTCGCTGATTTATTCGAAGCAATCCAAACATTAAGAGGGCTTCCGAAAGAAGCGTTCAAAGACAAGTAAACTGAGAGCAATCGTAGGATTTCGTGCTGGCAAAGTCGCAAACAGCTCCACGGGCGATGGAGAGAGTCTTAACACAGTCAGCACGAAACACGATTACGAGGACTAAGGAGTATTTATGGCGAATACGGAAATGATGAAGGAAGAAAGTATATATAGGCTCAGCAAACTTAATGTTCTAAGCTGTGTAATCGACGACTTTCAAAACAAAGGTTGGTTATACTACACAGAAAGCGCCACAGGGGCGCTTTATTATATCAATGACGAAATGAAGAAATTCGTTAAAGAAATTGAGGAAAGGTACAAAGGAATGGTGTACCATATCATCCACTCAAAAACAGAGTTCGGTGAGTTATTCTCAATGCTTTGGACGACTTCTTACGAAGAAGAATGGGAAACAGAAAGAGAAAACCTCGAAGAAGGATATGTGTTTGCATATGTTAAAAACATAACTGATGACTGGTGTTCGGAATTTGGAGACATAGTGATTAATGAGAGGTTTGGAGGCTTGTGTAGAATTGGATAATAAACTACTATGGGAAATCTTGGCACAGCACAAAGGACACGACATTCATATACGAAGCTATGGAAATCCAGCGCAAGACATTTGTTTGGAATGCGACGATTGCTACGAGGTAATTCTCAGCGCCGAGACATACACAATCGAAGAAAGGACGGATTTGGAATAACGATGGGATATTATACCTACTATACAATAACAGCAGACTACGGTACTTCGGAACTAAAAAGCGAAATGAAGAAATTCGAGTTTCTTGATGAATATGACGAGGGTTCATGGAGCGGAGATGCTAAATGGTACGACTGGAGTGACGACATGACAAAATTGTCAAAGAAGTTCCCAGATATATTGTTTACCATAGAAGGCAGAGGAGAAGACTCCACAGATATATGGGGGTACTATTACAAAGACGGAAAGTCTTACATACAAACCGAAGTAATAATACACGACTACCCGGACGCCCCAGAAAGCAGCCCTCCTACAATGGTGCTATTTGGAAAAGATAAAAGAGATGATACAAAATACTCGTTTGAATAAGGAGGGTTTTGAATGTATGATTACAGAGAAAACGTAAAACAAGATGTGCTAGAGTACATAGAAGAAAATGCCGGATATCTTAAAGCATCTAACAAAGACGAATTAGAAGAGGAACTTTATGACTCTTTATGGACGACAGACTCAGTAACAGGAAATGCAAGCGGTTCATACACCTTTAACACATACAAGGCGGAAGAAAATCTCAATGGAAACTGGGGTTTATTACAAGAGGCTCTTGAGGACTTCGGGTGCGACGAACTTAATCCAATAGAAATGGGAGCAGAGTGGTGCGACGTTACCATTAGATGCTATCTTTTATGTCCGTGTATAGCAGAGGTCATAGAGGAGCTCGATAAAGAAGTCCTTGACAAAATATTCGAACAGAACAAAGACGAATAATTCTTCAGAGAGGCTCGTCCTCTCATCACGGGAAAGCGGGAGCAGAATTACCAACATAGTTTCTCCTTTAGACACAACAAATTCTCCTTAACACCATACGACACTAATTACAACGTTAACCGGTAATTCTTGACGGTTTAACTCCGTCATTTCCCTACATACTCCCGTCACAACCTCCCGACGGGAGTACAATGTTAATAAACTCTACAAGAGTTTAAATATAAAAAATAAAAGGAGTAATATTTATGGCAAAGTTAAAGTTAATCGGAGACGTAGTAGTCCTCCAGTCAGAGAAGAAGTATTCGGACTATGAGATGGTCGGGAAGTACAGACCTGAGGCGCTGATCCTGAGAGACGAGAATGGCGATGCAGAATTCGCTGTTTCTGTCAGAGAGTTTGCAGGAGAGATCACACCGTATTCAGTTGTTTTTGATTCGAAGACAAGAGATGAGGCGGGATATGCTCTCATATCTATTCCGGTGTCAGGTATACCGAGAAATCTTGACGCCAGTGGCACAAAAGAATTTATATGTGACAGGTTTTATACGACGGTTGCTAACGTCGAAAAGATCGAAGCAAAAATAGCATCGGTCGTAGACGAAATCACAAACGAGAGAAACAACTTAATGGGTAGCATCGAATTAGCGTAAAAGTAAGGAGAATTGATATGGTAAGAGTAATTGTTTCAAGCAACACAAACAGAAAGACAGAAATTGTCAACGAAAGCAAGACAATCAGAGAGGTGCTGGACGACGCTCAGATAAACTACGCGGCAACCACAGTGCACTTGGATGGCTCTCCGTTAAGACCTGGAGACATTGACAAGTCATTCAACGACTTCGGAATATCAGAGTCGTGTTATCTCACAGCAATCGTGAAAGCAGATAACGCGTAATTGACAGCCGCATACGCGGCTTGCAAAAAAAAAACGACAGCTTGGAAAGACAAGCACTGTTATGTAAAGCATACCCATTAGGGACTCCCCGTTGTTTTAATGGGAGCAACAACTTGATAGGATGAACCTGCCGCGAGCAGGCACCGCAAGGTGATGCGCGCAGGTGAAAAAGGAACAAATAACTTATCAGAAATGCCAAACAGTCCAATCACACGAAGAATTACAAAATCACATCAAGGAACTGCTAAGAAAGGAGCAACTAATTCCCTACGAGGCAAAGTCAAATCGAGTCAAACCCCACAGGTCTCTCTGATGACCATGAATGGCTCAGCCCGACTCCAGTGCCATCCTGAAGAATCCAATAGTTTACATAACGGAATAAACGCAATAGAAGTAGAAAGGTGGTTTTATATGTTTCCAGACGCAATAAACATCGAGGATATTCCGCTTACCCTTGATGTTACCGAATCGCCAAACGTCATCGGAATAGACAAGTCTTTTGAATACACGCTAGAAATGTTATTGCGTGATAGAACGATAAATAATTTCAAATGTGAGATCTATAACGGATCAGACGCGCCTTTACTTGACGAAACGTGCGGTGAAATTAGAGAAGACACATTGCTTATAATACTAGCAACGACAACAAATGTTTTTCCTCAAGGATACACGAATGTTCGAAAATTTAGCACATTTTTTGCAGGAAAAGCAGACCTTTTCGCAAATGTGACTAAAAGAGTTTCAGTGGTGTGTCTGTATGCGCCACGAGGCACGATGGATTTAAAAATTTATCATCATATACAGTCAGCAATTCCGATAATGTTGCCATGGTATTTTGAAAATGAATCCAAGCTGTCAGACTATGAACTTTGTTTTCTAAAAACACTCACATCCAAAAATGGAGCTTCTGAATACAAGAGACTCTTAACGGAGAATTTATTAAGCAAGGAGTCTCAGATTGAAGGAATTAAAAAGATGTTTGGAGGATTTTACGGCAAGGGAATAGCGCAGAAGAAAGAGGCATTACAGCTAGAATTAGAGAGACTTAATGTTAATTTTCTTTCAGCGCAGAAGGTGTTAGAGGATTACCTAAAAAGAATATCTGAAGCCGAAGCAATATACAACCAATTACAATTAGCCCAAATTCGTGAGGCAACCGATATAGAAGACTATATGATTAAGAATATAGACTGTATTAGGGCTAAAAAAGTCGGCTACGATTATGAGATATCAATAGATTCGTATTACGATAATTACGATGAAGATATGCTTCGAACGGCACTCGGATGTGAGGTGTCAGCTCTTAATGAAGCGCTTAGAGGGCATCCTGACATTAGGATAGTCATAGAAGAAATATTCTTAAATCATGCGGCAAAGATCAAAGCCCGGTCGTATTTTAAATTTAATACTCACGAGCTAAAGGTCTTAGATGATATATACGAAGGTGACGGAGACAGGATAATCAATCCCCATCACAAATTTTATCGCTGTTTAGGTGGCTTTACTCCTCAAATTAATGATGCAATCAGAAGCGGAGATTACATCACAGTTCTTGAACTCGCAAGAGCCGCCACGGGAAATATCAATTTTATGGATGGGGCAGTAATTTCCAAGTTTGTGTTAGACCTCGTTAATAGAGCCAAAATAACAAAATGTGTCGAAATGCCTGATGGCTCTAGCATTACCATAAAAGACTTTTATGATATAGTTAAGGAAGGAGAAAAAGATGAGTAGAAGATTGTTCAGAACTTCTGAATATAAATCAAAGATAAAAAGGGAGCTCGAAAACAAGCTCTCCAAAATGGCTTTTGATCCATCAACGTATCCAGAAACGACAAAAGACAAAGCCGTGGTTGTAATAACTATGGAGGCAAAGGAGAAAATGTCGGCACTTGTAAACTCGGTGCCAACAGAGATAGCATGGCATGGACTTGCAAGGAAGCTGGAAAAAGGAAAGTACGAGATATACGACATACTAGTATATCCACAGGTTGTAACGTCTGTAACAGTAAGCACAGACCAAGAAAAGTACGAAACATGGCTGCTATCTTTGGATGACGAAAGTTTCAATGCGCTGAGAATGCATGGTCACAGTCATGTAAACATGGGAGTGTCACCCAGTGGAGTTGACTTGAGACATCAAGAAGACACGGTAAACAACCTGTCTTCAAATGATTTTTACTTATTTTTAATCTTAAATAAGAAGGGAGAAATTTATGCAAGAATTTTCGACGTGGAGGATAATACTATATATGAGAAAAATGATATAAAAATCATTTGGGAGAACAACGCAAAGATAAATGACTTTGTTGAGGCGGCTAAAAGACGTATTGAAAAGACACCAGAATTAAAACCAGACCCAGAGAAAGTCGAAATGTACTCAAGAGGATGGAAAGGAAGTGCGATAAATGGATTTAACGAAGAGTTATGATTTTTTTAAACCGGACAACACCATTCCTATTAATATAATAGGATGCGGCTCAGTTGGTTCGACCGTAGCGGAAAACTTAGCCAGATTTGGTTTCGAAAACTTCATTCTATGGGATTTCGATATCGTAGAAAGGCACAACATCGCAAATCAGATGTTTAGAGAGCGTGATATCGGAAAGAAGAAAACAGAAGCCGTTAAAGAATACCTGTCTGAAATAAACCCAACCTTATCCACGACAATAAGAACAAAAGACAACGGTTGGCGCGGTGAAACTCTTGCTGGATATGTTTTTCTGTGCGTTGACACAATAGAATTAAGACGTGAAATTGCACAGAAGAGTATGTACAACATAAACATAAAAGCATTGTTTGACTTCAGAACAAGGCTTTTAGACGCTCAACACTACGCAGTCAAGTGGACTGACTTGAAAGCCAAGAAAGATTATATTGAGACAACAAATTTCACACATGACGAAGCGAAGGAAGCAACCCCAGTATCTGCGTGCAACATCGCACTGTCAGTGTGTCCAACGATACGAATTATTTGTGCATACGGGGTTGCAAACTTTATAAACTTCGTAAAAGACGGAAATTTAAAGAAAATTATAATAGCAGACGCTTTTTCTTTTGAGACGATAGCTATATAACAGATACATTAGTTCAAAGCATACCCATTAGGGACTCCCCGTTGTTTTAATGGGAGTAACAACTTGATAGGATGAAGACGCGAGGATCCAGCATGGCAACTCCGTCGGAGATCTAACAATCTTACGCAAATCACGAATTAGCCATCAACAAAATGTAATATCCTCTAAGAAACCCAGCGTTGCTGGTTACATTCGACATCCAAACAGAGTGGAAACATCCGAAGAAAGGAAATCAACAAGGCAAAAGTGAGAGTGACAACCGACCAGTCACTCTTTCACGCATCACATCCAGCTGCGGGCAACCATCAGTAGTTTGAACTAACAAAAGGAGATTTTTATGTATTACATAGTAACATTACAGAGTCCGAGACACAAGCAGATGTCTCTCGAAGACCTACTCTTCTCGCCTGAAGATAGTATCTTTCAGACAGTATATTACAACACAACGGCAAATACCAGAGTATACGAGGTTGAAAGTATAAGCAGTGAACTTAGAAACAAAACACCGATTTCATATCTAAAGTCTAAACTAAGAGATTTCAATGAAAAGACTGCCGAGTTGAGAACCGTTCCCAGAGAACAGCTTTACTACAGTTTCAAGATACCAAAAAGAACTGGTGGATTGCGTCAGATTGACGCGCCGATAGATTCATTAAAAGAAGCGCTGAATGAGCTGAAAGATATCTTCGAGCAAGATTTTCACGCAATGTATCACACATCCGCACACGCGTATATTAAGCAAAGAGGTATATTGACAGCCATAAAGAGGCACCAAAAGAATGAGTCAAAGTGGTTTGGAAAGTTCGACCTACATAATTTCTTTGGGAGTACAACCCCAGAATTTGTAACTAAAATGTTCTCGATGATATATCCGTTTTGTGAGGTTATGAAAGACGCAGAGGGACGGGAATTATTTAACACAGCAATTTCATTATGTTTCCTTCACGGAGGTCTCCCTCAAGGAACTCCGATATCTCCGATGATTACTAATATTATGATGATACCGATTGATTACAAACTCTTCAATTCGCTTCACAACGAAGAAAATACATTCGTGTACACAAGATATGCAGATGATATGCTAATATCATCAAGATGGGATTTTGAAATAAACAAGGTACAAGAAAGAATCAAGAGCGTTTTTTCAGAGTTCTCCGCTCCGTTCAGTCTGAATGAGAAAAAGACAAGATACGGCTCGTCGTCAGGAAGCAATTGGAATTTAGGAGTTATGCTAAACAAGGACAACCAGATTACCGTTGGGTGGAGAGAAAAGAAACACTTCCAGACAATGCTCCGTACTTATGCAATGGATAAAAAGAATAACAAAGATTGGAGCTATCACGACGTAAAGGTTCTAGAAGGAAAACTAAATTACTACAAAATGGTAGAAGGTGATACTATCACAAGAATAGTATCATATGTCTCAGAAAAAACAGGATTTAATATAGTAGATGGAATAAAGACGGATTTAAGAACAGTTAATTAATCAGATACCACTATGCAAATTGACAGAAATGTCGCCTCTCGCTGATTTAGTGGAGGTAAGGCGATGGTTGGTTGTGACACACACACGCTTTAAGTTTTTCGCTGACTTTTCCATCCTTGCCAGACTTTAGAAGTCTGGCTTGGGATCGAAAAGGTCATCAAAAAAGATGGTGGTAGTTATTGACAAGCACAGAATATAGAGAGTCGTTAAATATTTGTAAAGCCAGCGGAATACATCAATGTTGGAATTTACAATGCAGCTTGACTCAAGCTGTGGAGCGGAACGACGAGGATATGCTCGTTTTTATATCATGCCATAGAAAGGAGAAAGAGATGGATAGATATTTTTACTCCGTAGAAGAAATAGACGGCAACAAAGTGGTTCATATGAGTGGGAATGTCTACTGCAACGATGAGAGCGGTGCGGGCGAAAAAGACTACCGCATAGCCGAATGGGTCTGGATGTATATTAATACAGACACGCTCGTAAAAATGAGGAACGAAGATAACCTATGGGAATTCCTTGATGAGAATATAAGATATATTGGAGATATTTCGAGAGAGGACGCAGATAGAATTTGCAACGAGTATTTCGATGGACGACCAGGAAGCAACTTGGATATACACAGAGTGGATGCCAATACAATATGCGGAGATTATTGGTTTGACAGATAAAGGAGGAAAAATGGAAACTGCTTTAACAGTGAGAGTGAAGAATGGCTGGCTCGTTGCGACAGAGAGCCCCGATCCGGATTACCCCGGCATAGATGTTGAATACATAGCTGATAACGATAGACTTAAGGCAAAAGATGTGCTTTCGAGACCAAGAGTTTTGATTGAATACCCGACAAACGGGTCTGATTCGTTAAGAGCTCTGATTTGGAATAACTCACATAACGAAGACTACGAGGAGTCAGTGGCTTTACTATGAATGAACGACAAAAAGAATTAATTAATCGGCTCATGCAATTGCGAACTAAGAGCGAGCTCACGGTCTCTGACATTGCAGAATATCTTGGAGTTGAAGAAGAAGAGGTTGTAAATATAGAAAACGGTAAATCTCCTTTGTTAGCTAGTATGGTAGATGAATTATCAAAACTTTACGGTGTTTCTGTCACTCGTCTCATGAAAGATGACAACTGTTTAGTAGGCGTCATGTCTTTAAAGGATTACAATGTCAAAGACTTGAAGGACATAGCCAAGATTAATAAGATCGCCTTAAACTTAGGACGGATGAAGGAGTGCTGGGAATGTTCGAATGGTTAAATGAATAGAAAGAAACGAGGTATTGAAGATGAGTGTATCTTATTGGATGTGTCAGGGTGTAGGCATCCGCACAAATGAGTTATTGCCCTTTTTAAGCACACAAAAATGTGTTCAGTTTATGAAAACACAATTACCCGATGACGATATCACAGAAGACAAGTTCAATATTGATGACTATCTTTATGGAAACCCTTTTGATAATCTTGCGGAGATGTTCACTTTTTGCGATGACACGGACTCATTAACATATGGAGATAATGGCGAAGGCGAATACTACTTTTATTATATGCCCACCTATCCGTGGGAGCGAACAGATAACGAACCGACAAGTATTGAGGAAGTACATAAACGGATTATTGACGCCGTTCTCTGTTTATGCGACACGACCGCAGAACAGGTTAATGCATTGATTGACGACGACATTTACGATTTGGGGTGTGGCTAACAATATAATTACAAATGTGCAGACGCGTTAGCTTCCTTTTTTCGGAGACAAACAGCTGGACGAGGCAATTGCAAACGTCGTCCTTTTTGTTTTAACAATTATCATGGGCGCGGTTTTTATATATGGAGTGTGCAGCACGAACTGTCAGAACTTCATTGCGATGATGATTGCGACAATTGCCCATTTCCAAGGTGTGATGATGCTTCAAGAAAGGATGTGGATAAGCAGTGATTTTTATTACAGGTGATTGCCATGCTGACTGGTCGAAGTTTTCAATAGACAGTTTCCCGGAGCAAAAAGAAATGACACGGGACGATTATGTAATCGTGTGTGGGGATTTTGGCGTATGGCACCCGGATAATACCGAAAAATGGTGGTTCAGATGGCTTTCGGAAAAGAACTTTACGCTGCTGTTTGTTGACGGCAATCACGAGAACTTCGACAGACTTTATAGCGACGAATTTGAAATCGTGGATTTCCACGGAGGTAAAGCGCACAGAATTTGTGAAAATGTTTACCACCTTATGCGAGGATATGTTTTTGAGCTGTGCGGTAAGAAATTCTTTGCGTTTGGCGGCGCAAGCAGCCACGACATTCAGGACGGAATTCTTGAGCCAAGCGATTATAAATCGACTAAAGAACTGGCAAATGATTATAATAAGCGGACGCAGCGTGGAGAAATGCTGAGAATCAATCATATTTCGTGGTGGAAACAGGAAATGCCGTCGGAAGATGAAATGAAATTCGGGCTTGAAACACTCAGAAATAATGGAAATAAAGTGGATTATATCGTAAGCCACTGTTGCCCGCAAGAGGTTGCTTCGCTCTTTTCACATGGTTTTTACAAGCCGGATAAACTTACAGATTATTTTAATACTGTTGCGAGAACCACCGAGTTTTCCAAATGGTTTTTCGGTCACTACCATAATAACAAGCAAATTTTAGATAAGTTCATTATGCTCTACGAGCAGATTGTGAGGGTGGCATAATGAATGTAAAGATAAGCAGCGGAAATTCAAAAATGGGAGCAATCCCGAGTGTCTCATTACCAGCCGGTGTTACTTGCCGCCAAGATTGCGAGTGCAGTAAGAAGTGCTACGCCAAGCGGTTAGAACGGATGAGACCCTCGGTGCATCAGGCATATCAGCATAATTACGATTTGCTGACTCATGATTCGGATACATATTGGAGAGAAGTCGAGGCGTCAATTATGATGTCTCGATTTTTTAGATTCCATGTGTCGGGAGATATCCCTGACACTGCATACTTTGAGCATATGGTCGACATTGCTCGTACCAATACTCATTGTGAAATCTTGTGCTTCACAAAGAAGTATGACATTGTAAACAGCCATATCAATATCATTGGTAAACTGCCGAAGAACCTCCACATTATCTTCAGCGGTTGGCACGACATTGAGATGATTAATCCATACAACCTCCCCGAGGCTCATGTTCGTTACAGAGACGGCAGCACGACGGCTCGTGAAGATGCCAAATTGTGTGGCGGCAACTGTACCGAATGTGCAATTACGGACGATGGTTGTTGGACAGCAAAGCACGGCGAACAAGTCGTGTTTAACGAACATTAAAGGAGTTAAAAGAAATGAGATTTAGTTGGAAACTTTGTCTGATTATCGTGGCAATCGTGATTGCTTTGGTTCTGATGTTTGTGTTCGCATTTCAGGGCGTGCAGAACAAGGCGATTTCCTTCGAGGAACAAATTGGTACTGCCCAGTCTGACATTAAGGTGCAGGAAAAGCGTCGTGCCGACCTAATTCCTAACCTTGTTGACTGCGTTAAGGCATACGACGAGCACGAATATCAGACGCTGATGGATGTAATCGCCGCACGCGGCACATCCTCTGACGAAAGCGTAACCGAAATCCAGACAATGATTAGCGCGGTGGCTGAGGCGTATCCCGAGCTGAAGAGCAGCGAGAACTACCGTGAGCTGATGAACGAGCTGTCTACGACAGAAAACCTCATCGCAAACTACCGCAGTAACTACAACACCTGGGTTAAGAAGTACAACCAGTACATCCGCAAGTTCCCGAATAAGCAGATTCTTGGTATGCTCGGCTATGAACCCGTCGAGTATTCTTATCTGACATACGATGTGTCGGAGGACGCACCCACAAATCTATTCGAGGACTAAGCTATGGGTGATAGAATTGTAACCAAAAGAGAAATCCTATTAAGCATTGCGATAGTCTGCATTATGCTGTTGTTTGGCTTCCTTATCGCTGATGCGATTAACGATTCTGTGATGGAAAAACATCAGGAATACAACACGGCATTACAAATCAACGCAGATAAGGAACTGTTCGAGTATGGTATGAGAACTAACATTGGCAACGCCTTTGTGTATGGTGAGCTTAAAGCTGTCGACCCTGTTGGGTACGAGGAAGTCGAAGGACAATATTCGTACATCAAAAAGGTTAAGGAAAAATATACCAAACACACAAGGGTTGTCACGAAAATTCGCACAGTCAACGGCAAAACACAAACACATACAGAGACAGAAACATATTGGACTTGGGACGAGGTTGACAAATGGTCAAAGTGTTCGACCAAGATAACTTTCGTAGATGTTGAGTTCGATTATGGCACAATAGATTTTCCGTCCAGTAGCCATATAAAGACAATCAAAGAAAGTAGCAAGATACGATATGTTTACTACGGGGCGCCTGCGCAATGCATAGGAACTCTCTACACGGAACTTAAGGACGGCACGATTAACGGCGCCAGCTTTCATCAGCACAGCACAATCGAAGAAACAATCGAGAGCCTTGAATCTAACTGGGAACTCGTGTTGTTTTGGATTGGTTGGGTTCTGTTGACCGGCGGTGCGGTTGTCGTGTTCTATTATATCGACAATAGGTGGCTTGAAGACAGGCACGCCAATCATCGGAGGTGGTAATATGGGATGCTTTAGTTAGCTGAAAGCTGACAAGCTGACAAAAGTGGAATGTCGTAGAAGACAAGCCATTCAAATTCTTAATTTCGCAAGAATTCGGTGGCGGTTTTATTAAAGACCATTACCAAGGATATGGATATCTCGGCACCAAAGAAGATGGTAGACCGAAGTACGATATGTACGAGCTACTTGCCTTTTGGAATGCGATAAGAAAATCCCGATTTTTACACAGAACAGAACAGAGTTTTCATTGAAAAATGGATTTAGCGTAGAGATAATGTTATGGGGTGTTTGCGGAATGGTAAATAAGCTAACGGAAGGAGAAAGGTGTAGCGTAAATGATAACATATAAAAGTATACCAGATGGATATGAGCTTTCTACAGAATTTCCAACATACATTTTAGGGTTTTGTCCTGATACGGATAGTTGGTTTGCCACTAATCAAAGATTTTTCTTTTACGAATATCCTATGGATTTTCCAAACGAGGAGACTGCAATTGAATATTTTAAGAGGAATCCAGAAGTGTTTTATAATTTGGAAAAAGAAATGAGTATATATCGTCCTTCATTTAATAATGATGGCGTTTGGTTGGAAAATACAAAGGAACTTATAACGATAAAAGATTAGTTTTTTTGTAAAAATGGTGGTCAAATATGAGTTGCATATGTTTTAGATTAGAAGATAAAAACAATGAGGGGATGTTCTTCCAGCAGATTTATCTAAACTATTTATAAATTACGAAGGAGGTGCTCTTATGACAATCGAAGAAATTAAGAACATGGTTGAAAAGGAGAAATATGATTTTCTACGAACCAACCCGCATTTATCAGGAAGGTTGGTCTTCCTGACACTTGGCGGAAGTTATGCATACGGAACGAACGTAGAAACCTCAGATGTAGATATCCGTGGTTGTGCTCTGAATCGCAAGAGCGATTTGCTTGGGCTATCTAATTTTGAGCAGGTGGTCAATACCGAAACGGATACCACGGTTTATAGTTTTAACAAACTGGTGAATTTACTGATTAACTGTAACCCGAATACAATCGAGCTCCTCGGATGTAAGCCTGAACACTATTTCCTGCTTACCGATGTTGGCAGACAGATGATTGAAAATAGAGGGCTTTTCTTATCACAGAAGGCAGTTGCGTCTTTTGGCGGTTATGCTACGCAACTGCTGCGTAGGCTCCAAAATGTTCTCGCCAGAGATAGGGTTTCTCAAGCCCAGACGGAAGAACATATCAAAGGGGCGCTGGAACGTTCTATTAAATCCTTTGAGGACAAGTTTACCTCGTTTGAAAATGGTGGCATTAAACTCTTGACTGACAAAAGCCAGCGTGATGACCTTGATTCGGAGGTTTACTGTAACATTCATATTGATAAATATCCGGCGAGAGAATTTCAAACATTGCTTAACACACTTTCCTCTGTTGTCGGGAACTATGAAAAGTTGAATCATAGAAATCATAAGAAAGACGATGCACACCTTAATAAACACGCTATGCATCTTATCAGGTTGTACCTCATGTGCTTAGATATTCTTGAGAAACAAGAAATCTGTACCTATCGTGAAAATGATAGAGACTTTTTGCTGAGCATCAGAAATGGTGCGTTTCAGAATGAGGATGGAACATACAAACAGGAATTCTTTGAATTGGTTTCTGATTATGAAGCCCGTCTTCGGTATGCGAAAGAGAATACCAGTCTCCCGGAAAAGCCCAACATGAAACGAATTGAGGAATTTGTGGTGAGTGTAAATGAGAAATCAGTCAATCTCTAAAATCAATATGCCGGTCGGCGCCAAGAGAATCATTGAGAACCTGACAAAACATGGTTTTGAGGCGTATGTGGTCGGAGGGTGCGTTAGAGATAGTTTGCTCGGCTATTCTCCAAAGGACTGGGATATTTGCACCTCTGCAACTCCTGAAGTCATCAAAGAACTGCACGGCCGCACGATTGATACTGGACTAAAGCATGGGACAGTAAGCGTAGTCGAAAGCGACGGGATTTACGAGGTTACAACATTCAGAGTGGATGGGGTGTACAGCGATAATCGAAGACCGGATACGGTTGAATTTGTGACAGACCTGAAAATGGATTTATCCAGACGGGATTTCACCATCAATGCGATGGCATATAACGATGAAGCCGGAGTAATCGACTATTACGGTGGGCTTTCGGATTTGGCAGAGCGCAAGATAAAGTGTGTCGGCAGCGCCGGTGACAGATTTGATGAGGACGCGTTGCGAATTTTACGGGCAATTCGTTTTTCGGCTGTATATGGTTTCTCAATCGAGCACGATACGTCAAAAGCCATCCACGATAAGGCGGCGCTTCTCCAAAACATTGCAAGCGAACGAATCCGGAGTGAACTGTGCAAAACAATTGTATTCGGGCAGAGAGCAGCGGATGTTCTCTTGGAATATTCCGATGTGGTGTCAATAATGATCCCGGAGATTGCACCCTGTGTCGGATTTGTTCAGAACAACAGATTCCACAAGTACGATGTGTATGAACACATGGTACGAGCGATGGAGGCATACGCAGGTCATGACTTGTCGGTAAAATTTGCTCTGCTTATCCATGACATCGGAAAGCCGTTGTGCTATACCGAGGATGAAAACGGAGGTCATTTTTATGGTCACTCCGCCCCATCGCACGATATTGCAGAACAAGTGGTCGACAGGCTGAAATTCGATAACAAAACTAAAGAGGCGGTTCTTGAACTGGTTTTATATCATGATTCTGCGATAGAGCCTACTGCCAAGACCGTGAAGCGGTGGCTCAACAGAATTGGAGCAGAAAGACTCTCTCAGCTCTTGGATGTCAAAATGGCTGATATCGCAGCCCACGCAGATAATACACAGACGGAAAGAATCAATCAGTATCTATCTGTGAGGGAAATTGCTAAAGAGGTCATTGCATCAGAACAATGTTTCCAGCTCAAGGATTTGGAGATTAACGGGCGAGATGTTATGTCTCTCGGTGTGGAGGAAGGCAGACAGGTCGGCAGAATTCTGAATTATTTGCTCGAAGGCGTAATTGCCGGTGATATTGATAACACATACGGAGCGCTGCTTAAATGTGTTCGTGAGATAATTGAAAAGGAAGTGACGAAATGAATTTTTACATTTCAGATACCCATTTTGGTCATCAGAACATCATCCGATATGATAATCGCCCATTTAGTACGGCAGACGAAATGGACGAGGCTCTCATTGACCGATGGAATGATGTAGTGTCGGACGAGGATACGGTGTATGTGCTTGGTGATTTTAGCTGGCATAGAGAAGAGAAAACACTCGAAATCCTTGATAGCCTTTCAGGACACAAAGTTCTGATTAATGGGAATCACGACAGAGTTTCCCCGAAAATCGCAAGGAAATTTGATAAGGTTTGCGACTACCTTGAGATTACGGATGGGAAAGAAAGAGTTGTGATGAGCCATTACCCGATGCCGTTTTGGAACGGGCAGTTTAGAAACACGGTTCATCTATATGGTCATGTGCATAACTCACATCAGTGGAATGTCTGCGAGAGTTTGCGAAAAGAACTCAAGGCACTGCAGGATATTCCAATGAGAATGGTTAATGTCGGCTGCATGATGGAATGGATGGACTATACACCTCAACCTCTCCATGTTTTAACCGATTCTTTGCCGTTGGAAAGTATTTGAATCCTGAAAATTATTATAAGAGTAGGAGCATTTAATATGAATACAATATACACACGCGACGAAGCGTCGTTGATTGTTGAAAAATTTGAAGATATCTTATCGCAGCACAACATACATATTCCAAGTCCCGAAGACAACGAGCGAGATGTGGAAGATATGATCGGACTCTATGGCTCGGTTTACAGCAACCTTCTTGACTCAGTAGAAGCACAGATATATTCGATTATATCAAGACGCACGGCAGGAGAAACAGTCGTAACAGGAGAGTTTTCTGGCACAATATAACATCACTAAAGATTAGTTTTATAGTGAAAGGACGATATAATTTATGAAGATTATCAATACGCATACAGGAAAAATCTATGTAGACAAAGAACGTCAATTAGAGTTTTTGACGGTTGGTGATTATGGAAAAGAGAACAACATTAAAGCAGACTTCCTCGGCTTACACAAAGAAATTAATGGTGTAGCAAACACAGAAGTTAACCTTGCAGATGAGTGGGTAGCTACAATCAGCACTCAAAAGGGTTGTCCTATGAGATGTAAGTTTTGTGATTGCCCTCGATTTGGTTTCCACGGAAATGCTACTGTAGAAGATTTAATTTATGAAATACAGACAATTCTTCAGGGCGAAACCGTAGATCATACGAATAGATTCAATGTTCACTTTGCCAGAATGGGAGAGCCAACATTCAATTTCAATGTGCTTGAATTTACAAGTAAGAAGTTGAAACCTCTTGTAAATTCTTATATCAAAGCAAAAACCATTCATCCGGTAGTTTCCACTATGCTGCCAAAGTCAAACAAACGACTTGAAGAATTCGTTTTGAAGTGGTGTGACATCAAAAATGAAGAATATAATGGAGAAGCTGGATTGCAGTTCAGCATCAATAGTACGGATGATGCACAGAGAAATAGCCAATTCAATGGTATGAGTTTGAATCTTAACGAGATTTCCGCACTTGCAGCAAAGCTGCCTATGCCAAAGGGTAGAAAGTATACTTTGAATTTTGCTGTTACTGCTCATACAATTCTCAATGCAAAACGCCTTTCCGAATTGTTTGACAAGAATAAGTTCATCGTAAAGATTACGCCTATTCACGAGACAAATTCCGCTGTGACTAATGGCTTTGATGTGACCACATCTTATACAGATTATGATGTTTACAGAGAATTTGAGCAGCCGTTAGTCGCCGAAGGCTGGGACGTCATTGTTTTTGTTCCGAGTAAAGAAGAGGATAGTGACAGAATTACCTGTGGAAATGCACTAATTTCAGGAGATATAAATAAAAGTTAAGTTTCATTGGAAGCATGAATGAGGAAGATTCTTGGAAAGTCAGCACAGGAGAACTGTCACAACGGCAGTTTATGAAGAACATACAGAACGGAAAGCATAAGTGATCGGATGGGGATTTCCCCATCCGCATTTTGAAAGGAACAAGATTATGATGATAACAGAATACAGAAAAACCTTGAAGCCGATGGCTGCAAAACAAAGTGCGTAAACGGTGAATATTTTGCTTATAAAGATGGGAAATTTTATGAATTTTCTATTGACTGGTTAGGTAATAAGGATTTTTTGAGGTGTCATTAGACATAGGAAACAGAAACACACGGAAAGCATTGTGCTTGAAAGGAGAAAAAATAATGGAACTGAAAATTGCTTATTGCTATAATCAAAAGTTTTTGCCTACAAATAGGCATAAAAAATTAAGGGAAAGGCAAATAAAAGATATATTAAAAGTAAATATAACAGAGTTATCTTCGGATATTTTTCCTGTTGCATTTATTATACATGACCTGCAATCAGTGCAAGATGGTATGACTTCTTATGAAGATTATAAAAGTGAAAAGTGTGAATACCGTATGTTTGCAGAAGAAATCAGAACTTATAAAGGAAAGCTTTACATTCCTATTCGCATTACACATGGTGCTGCAATCAGCACAATTTTTGAGAATGAAAGTTATATAATTAACTATCTTGAAAGACAGTGTACAAAAAAATGGGATATGTATGAAAATGATGAGTTTACGGAAAAATCCATCGTAATAAAAGAAGACAAAGAAGAAGTAAAACAAATGTTATATAACTGTTCAAAGCATTTTGTTTATTTTAACGGAAAATTTTGGAGGAATTGTGCTGAACCGACATATAATATAGAAACTCTCGGTTTTGGCAATAATCATGGAGGTACTGAATTTTTTATTGGGTATGGATATTCTAATATCATGAAAAATAATTTTAATGCGTTACAGAGAGACGATGCTATTGATTATGGAAAAGCCATTGCTGTTGGTCGAGGGGATACAAATTCTGTTAATCTCATTGGGAAGTATTCTAACATAGAAGTCATTATGCCAGAGATGGTAAAGATGCCATTCAATAAACAACATAACAATCGAAGAAATTAAGAACATGGTTGAAAAAGAGGAGGATGATTTATGAATGAATTGCATTTGCAAGGGTGGTTATGCCATGACCACGACGGGCTTATTGCTGTAAAAGATGATAAAAATGCTTCGGCTTTTTTGGGCAAAAAGCATACAAGAAAGTATCGGTGATTTTTTCAATGGTACTGATTATTATGAAGATGACTCACTTGGTGGCAGGCGTGATTTTATACCAAATGTTTCTATGAGAATGTACGCAACAAATCGTGAGTGTTCTTTTGATGAAGCTGTCGGGACTGTTGTTGCAAATCTTTACGGAGATGTCTACAGCGATATAGGATATGAGGGATATTCCGAATGGACAATTACCGGATATTATTGCAAACGATTTGCTATTGGCGGACACAACTTAGCCGAGGAACTTAACAGTTATATCGGAAAGTATATACATTTAGTATTAGAATGTAAAAATTAAGTTTTATAGGAGAATTTATTTATGACCATTATATTCAGACAACGTACATTCTCAAAAAGATGGAAGATACAAAAAGACTGGGATGTTGGGGTAAACCATACTACAGCAACTATTGTTGCTGACGAGAAACGCTATGTCCTTAGATCTGATAAGAAAATAACAGAATGTGAATGTTGTATCAGCTCCATTGAAAGTATGGGAATAATAGAGGGTGGAATGATTTTTATAAATAATGATACAGATAACATAGAGGGTGGTACTTATTATAAAATCTCAAAAATAATGCGTGATACGAATTGGAGACTAATAGTCTATCTCGAAGATGAAATTAAAGAGGATTTTTCTTCAGACCAAGATAGATGGAAGTTAGAGGACAAACTTTTAAATGTTAATAAACTTGAAGAATATAAAAGAACTCATAAATACAGACATAGGTTTTTTAATTTTAAGAAAGGTTGATAAGAGATTATGAACAGGGATAAAGCATCTGAGATTATAAAAATAATGGCGAGAATTGAAAAGGTTGAAGGCTATTTAGACTTCTTTGAGAACAGGAATTATCCAGATGAGTTCGAAATTCATTATAGAGGAACTGAACGCCTTGAGCTTGAACAAGAAGCCTTAGACACGCTTATTGATTATTACGAGAAAGAACTCGCAGAGCTAAACAAGAAATTATCTGAGTTATGAGGAGAAATAGACAATGAAGATAACCATAAGATACACGCTACATCCTGATAAGGACTTTCGCCTAAACAATCCTGAGAAATTCAACGGGAAATTTGTAGATGAAATAGACAGTTATGTAGGAAAAGTTAGTTTTGACGGGGCAGAGTCCGGCATCGAGGCTAAAGACTTTTTAGAGAGATTGCTATGTGACGGTATTCACGTTAAACCCAGTTGCTACTATCTTCTTAAAAGGTTTTGCGACATTATAGATAATCTTGAAGATTTTATAAGCAACAGAAATTCCTTTATCTTAATAGAACCGGAAATCGTCGAATATTCCCAATCCATAGGTGGTAACTATGAAGGAACGAAGTTTAAGGTTACTATAAGTAGACAGGAGAAACAATGAAAGATTGTTGTTATTTAAGGATAGAAGATGTAAGCGTAGGTAATAATGCTTTTAACCACCCAGATTATAGATATACTTGTGAGTTGTTTAACAAGAGAATATTTTATGGAATTTGCAAGGGGTGTAAACATTATAAAGTAAAAATAGTAGAGAAAATTTATAGTGTAGAAACAGAATTACATGACTACGCAGACGATATGTTTATAGGAACAATTGGTGAGTGTGACGACTATATCCGCAATCAGAATCTTCTTGATTCCAAAGATATTGGGGAAGTTAGAGTGGCACTTCTTGTAGTACAGAATGACGGAGAAACATACTGCGAAGAGTTATATAAATGCGAAAAAGCATACAGGGTTGACGAAAATCAGAACGCTGTGTCGTGTATTGTATATACTAAAGCGAATATCACTGATTGGCGAAATAGATGAAGCAGAGACAGGTTGCCATAATTTTACCGACAGTTCAGAATGGGTGCATATTCCTTGTAAGGTCGGAGACTCAATATTTTGTGACGGTAAGTTATTTGCAGACCGTTATGTTGGAGAAGTAATGGAATTTACTGTCGATATTGTCCGAACTCAAGTATGTACTACTCATTGTGGGGAAATAGATATGATATTTAACTTTAAAGATTTTGGCAAAATCGTATTTCTTACCCGTGAAGAAGCAGAGAAAGCATTGGAAAGAACGAAAGATGAATGAAGGAGTGAGTAAACAATGATTATTAGATTTACTATTCACGATAATGATTTTTCTGATGCTCTTAAATTATTTGCAAGACAGTTTTATAGTAAAATTGTTTGTCGTCCTATTTCTGTTAATGCTACTACAGGTGAGACTATTACCATGCGGAAAGAACTAAACAGGTGGATCAAGTTGCTTCATGACCCTGATGAGTTATTGACTCCTGAGGATAAAGAATTTGTTTGTAATTGTGTTAGAATTGCTTGGAATGATTTTGCTGACAAAGTAGACCAGACTTACTATAGCATCCCGGGTCTGAAGTGTACACGAAAGTATTTCAAAGAAAATTTTGATGTTGAAATCGTAGACAGCTTTCAAGAGCTATGGGAGAATGGTGAAGTATGCTATTATTTCACAACAGCTCAAATATTTATTATTCAGTGAGGGAGCGATAATATGTCAAAAGAAGCAGAGAATATAATTTCTCTTATTAGCAAAGGTATTCTTCCGCCTATAAACCAGAATGAGACTTTTGGTATAAGCACATCTGCATTTAGTTTATCTAATGAAAGAGAAATTAAGAAACAAGCATATAAAGAAATTCTTAAATCTTTAGATGATAAATTATGCGATTGTACTATTATGAGTGACGGAGAATATTGTGGATATTATTGTTCAGATATTCGTGACATTTTAAGAGAATTGGAGAACGAATATGAAAATTCCTAAATATGTAGATAAGTTAATTGAGAAAAGAATGAAAGACGGCTTTGATATTTTAGTTAAGGAGAGATAAAAATGTCAGAAATGGTATACAGCAACAGACGTATTACAGAGGTACTTCTTGAAGGAGAATATCTTGGTTACGAGTGGGTTATTGCTTCTTACGGTACACATCCATGTGCTTATGTAAAACTGCCTAATAACAGCAAGTTAATTCCTTTAGGCGAAGAAATCCCTGTTTCTTGCCATGGTGGAATTACTTACACCTCTTCAAAAGGTTTGCCCCAGTTAAAAGTTGCTAAAAAGAATGAGGGCTTTTACATTGGTTGGGATTACGCTCATGCGGGCGATCGGATAGGATTAAATCAGTTTGAGTGGGACAAGAGATGGACAGTTGCCGAAATACAGGAAGAAGTATATGAGATAATAGAGCAGTTAATCAAATTGGTGAAAGGAATAAATTAAACGACAATTGAAAAGCAATAAAAGAAGAAAATAAAGAAACAGAATAGCAATATAGCAATCAACAGTGGCGGAATAGGTAGACGCTAGTATGACTGTCGTAATGACAGTAATAAGTTTACTTGCAGAAACGGCATGAAAAATACAGAGCGAGACGATTCAAACCTATATAAATAGGCATCAAAAATGATGGGAACGAGATTGTTATGTGTGGTGCAAATCCACACCTGTTGATTAGCAAGTCTTATCCTTAAGCCTTTAAATGAAGGTAACTCTTGGTTTGTATGTTTTCCGTACAGAGTTTTAAAAACAACAGAAAAACATACAACACGCAAAGGTAGCCCAACGGCAGAGGCAATGGACTTAAAATCCAGTCAGTGTGAGTTCAAATCTCACTCTTTGCACCAGCGGATTTTCACATTCCGCTTTCTACAAGCGATAGCTTGCATGAGAAGTAGACGAACCGGTTATTCTGTGATTGCAAGGTTGAGAATTTCCGCTCCAATCCCTTAAATAGTTATATCTCCTGTGGGAATATGACAGCCTTGGTGTTGTGGCAACAAGGTGGGTTATACGAAATAGTATCAGGTGATATGTACGATTGTGTAAAGAAAATAAAAATGTCAATAATTAATTCTTGAACAACACACATATTGAGTACACTCAAGCATTTTCTCTCCCCTATGCTTATCTGATACTATTAATTCGGAGATGTAGCTCAGTTGGTAGAGCAGCAGGCTTTTAATCTGCGAGTCAAGGGTTCAAATCCCTTCATCTTCACCAGCCCGAAAGGGCAGGAACGAACTTTGATGATGGTTTCCATAGGGGTGTAACTCAGTGGTTATAGGAATTTGTGCCGTGGGTTCGAATCCCACCATCCCTAAAGGTCTTAACCTCAAGACCTTATAAATAAAGAAGGAGATAATTGCTCTACTCGTAGTCTCATTATCTTTAAAAGCAACAGAACGAGGACTAACCAGTGATTCATGAGTCATTGGTTGGGTTCAGTAGTACAATTTAGCCTGTATCGGCTTGGTGTATGGGATTGCGTAATTGACGTGGTTTCTGACGCACACTGAATATCCGGATATTCAGAGGAAATAGACCGTACTACTGAATTAAATTGTCGCTATGGTGGAATGGCAGACACGGCAGACTCAAAATCTGCTGATAGCAATATCGTATCGGTTCAAGTCCGATTAGCGACACCAATGCAGATATAGTTTAATGGCAAAACGTTGGCTTCCCAAGCCGAAGTTGCGGGTTCGATTCCCGTTATCTGCTCCAAACGAAAGGATAATAAAACGGTTTCGTCATAAGAAATGCGGAAATATCTGAGTAGGGTTCTATACTCGTACAAACCTATTCTCACCCTAGAAAGTTAAAGAGTACGGGTAATATCAAAAAGCCACGTTTTGTGTGGGTAGTGAGAGTGCGAAATCTAAGCGATTGAGTAGCAGCATTCGCCTAAGTAATTCGTAACGCACCGCCCTAGTTTTTACGGTTATTAGGGATAGTGTGTGATTTGCTACATCACACACTTACATTGGCACGTGATGAAGTGGTAACATAGCAGTCTTTGACACTGCCTATTCGAGAGTTCAAATCTCTCCGTGCCAGCCAGAGCTTAGGCAAACCTCTCCCCACCATAGGAAGTTAAACGGTACGAGCTGGAACAAAAACAAAAATCCGTGTTTTCTAATTGAGAACGGCGCATATAGCCGCCTATACTTGCAGTAACAAAATATAGTCCCGTGTGATGTTGTTCTCTCTGATTTTTTTTGCGGTTATTATGGTTTAACAAACAAGTTACTGATTGTTTGTTATTCTCAACGTTCAGTTGGCACTCTGAACTTAAATAAAAGTGCCAAACATAATTGTAAGACCGCAAGAGGTTAAACAATATCCAAGAAAATAAAAAGGAGAAAAATATGACAAACTATTTAAAAATCGAAACCCCTTTTGAAATAGCCACTGACGGCTCAAAGAAACTTATAGAGGGGAAATTCAAAAACGAAACCGTTGAATATCTTGCAAACTCCGAGTGGGTTTTTACTGAAAAAATAGACGGTACAAACATAGGAATTGTTTGGGATGGACATAAAGTTACATATCAAGGTAGAACTGAAAATGCACAAATTCCAGCCCATCTCGTAAACAAACTTGTAGAATTGTTTGGTGGAAATTCTAACGAAGCACTATTTGAACAGAAGTTTGGAGAGATGCCGGTGATTTTATTTGGTGAGGGGTATGGCGTAAAGATAAACGGCGGTGGTGCTTACAGACAAGATGTGTCATTTATTCTATTCGATGTTTATCTTCCTGCAACAAACATATGGTTAAAGAGAGATGCTGTAGAAGATATTGCTCGTACTTTTAATATTGATGTCGTTCCCATTATTATGAGAGGAACTATAAAACAGGCAGTGGATTATGTTAAGACAAAGCCAGTATCAACAATAGGAACAGCTAAGATGGAAGGGCTGGTTGGTAGACCTGCGGTTGAACTAACTGATCGTATGGGTAGAAGAGTTATCACGAAAATTAAGGCTGTTGATTTTGAATAAGGAGTACAATATGAACAATTGGATAAGTGTGGAAGATAAACTTCCCGAAAAATCTGAAACATGGAAAGAGTATCTGATAACTATTTTTACGCCATACATTGATAGATGCTTAGTAACAACGGCAAAGTATGACAGTCGCCAAAAGATATGGCATTTGAGCCTTTATTCTGACGAAGAGGAGACTGTAAACGCTATGATCATGCCTCGTGACGTTGAAAACGGAGAGATTATGATAACGCATTGGATGCCGTTGCCAAAGTCACCGCTTGACTAAATGAGAGGAGAAACGATGAGAGAAAGATTATTTCGTGGAAAACGAGTAGATAACGGCGAATGGATTGTAGGTGGTTTTTTGCAAGACGATGACGGTAAGACTTATATTGTCGGATATGAGCATCGTGGAGGAATAGACGGAATGATAGATGCGGAATTGATTTTGTGTGAAGTCATTCCCGAAACTGTAGGTCAATACATAGAGTTGCCTGACAAGAACGGCGAGAAGATATTTGAGGGTGACATCGTAAGAGTTTTGCTTAGTTGGGATGAAGATGATGTAATGGATGTCGGCAGAGTTTTTTATAGTGAAGAAATTTGTGGTTTCTACAGAACATCAAAAGTATTCGGTGGTGGCTGCCCAAGTATGACTTATACCGACGAATACGAAATCATCGGCAACATCTACGATAATCCTGAGTTGATAGGAGGCGAAACGAATGAATAATCTAAAAATCGGTGATAAGGTCGTCATGAATGACAAATATCACGTAAGTGCAGAAAATAAAGGCAAAGTATGGACGGTTGATTCTGAACCGTGGGAGTGTTGTGGCACGACCGTTGTAAGACTCGAAGGCAAGGCGGGTGGTTATGCAGTGAATGGGCTGGATTTGATACCTAAATACATAAATGCCAATTCCAAGTTAATAGGAGGTACGAACAATGGCTGAATATCTTGAAAAAGAGGCTTTTAAGTCTTGGATGAAAGAAAACATAACCAAAAATTCGATGATTTTAACGGCAATAGATTGCGCACCGTCAGCAGATGTCGAACCTGTAAGGCACGGACACTGGATAACCGATGCGATAGAATTTTATCAGATGTGGAACAAAAAAAGATTTCCGCTTGAAAAACAACCGTATTTGGCATCGGATTGCGTTGCGTGTTCTATCTGTCTAAGGATTATGGACTGCATAGACGCATATATAGGTGACGCTATGTATTGTAAGCATTGCGGGGCAAAGATGGACGAGGAAAACGGCGAATGAAAACTATAACAATTATTTTGCCAGATAACTTTGATGAAGCTGTTATTATCACGGCGATGGGCAGTGCGCCTAATGGCATAAATGTTACGACAAAAAGTTTCAAAGTCGAAAACGGTCTTATTGTTGATTTTGAAAAAGCCAAGATAGATAGAAACGGCAAGGTCATAGGAAACGAGGAGTCAAATGAAACCAATTAAGTACATAGACCGTGATGAAGTTCTTAGAATAATAAACTCTCATAAGAAAGAGGAATTAGAGAGCGAAGATGAGATGTTTAATATAGCTCTTGAACTTGTTGAAAGAGAAATAAAAGAAATGCCTGTTAGCGAAGAACAGAAATTGCCCCTAATGAATGTAAACGAAGATTTAATACATCTTGTCATAGATAATCCGGGATTACCTGTGATTCCTGTAGTAACTGCTGTTTTTGTAAATGGGAATGGTGATTTCAACCTTAATATCAAACCTTGTTCCGTAAAGTTAGGGGAATATGCAGAAATGGATGGTAAGTTTTATGATGACAAAGACCTTTTTAGAGAAGATTACTATGAACTAAAAGGGAAGTTTTTAAAAGGTAAGTATTCCGATACAAAATCGTTATACATTCTTTTAGATCAGATAGCAAAGAAATTTTTTAAAAAAGCTATCTTCTTATATGTAAATATATTTATGTAAAAATAAAACAAGTCTTTTATCAGGATGACTACAGACAAGAAGGGTATAGCATATGGGCGAAGAGAAAATTAAATTGTTAAAAATATATGATAATGAATCTGGCAGAGAGATTTTTCCAATTGGCTATGAGTCGTTAGACCCTAACATATCTGTAATGCCAGAATTGATTACACCGTTTACTAACATTAATTCTCATTCTGAGGTTAAAGGAGAGTTTTACCTTTCAAAACCCCGGAGAATGCACAGAAAGAAAAGAATAAATAAAAAATTACAGAAGAAATATGGAAAGAAAGTATATTTTGATTTTCTATGAGGTGATTTTACTATGACAACCAAAGAAGTGTATGTTGCTTATGACGGAAAAGAGTTCTATGACGAAGATAAATGCAGAGAATATGAAGATGAGTTGGATAATTTGCAAGTTCCAAATCTAATTAAAGCACTAAAAGTTATAGCATCAAATAAAGCTATCTTTTCGGAATATAACTGTGATAAATGCCCGCTTACATTAATTTGTGTTTCGTGTTTTAACCTCAACCCTCCTTGCCATTGGAACGAAGATAACATATTGAAATTAGGAAATTAAAGGAGATTTAAAAATGGAACATATTTTACAATTTGGCATCAATATTGATGACGATATGATAAAGAAAACTGTTGTAATTACAGCGTCACAGCAAATCGTAAACAGTATAAGACAAGATATTATGAAACAGCTAACCGGCAATAAAAAGCCAACAGAATGGGATTACACAAACAAATTAAAAAATCTGGTAGCGGAGTGTTCTGAGACTTTTATCAAAGAATATAAGGACGAAATAATAGAGAAAACTTCGGACAAGCTAGCAGAGAGATTAATAAAAACAAAAGCCATTAAGGATATGGTAAATAAAGCCGTGTCCGACTTAATGAATTGAGGCGGTTATATGACAACAAAGTATATTGCTTATGATGGTAAAGAATTTGACAACCCCTCAAATTGCAAAAAATACGAGAGATATTCTCTAAAGGCAAATGCGGGTAGTGTGTTTGAATCTATTAAGACGTTAGTTGCAAATTCTGCAATTGCAAATCAAAACTGTACCGAATGCCCGTTTTGTAATTAATGTTCTTATTTGTTTAACGAACTTCCACCTTGTGAGTGGAATGTTAAAGGGATTTTAAGACTGTAAGAATGAAATTGAAATTAATGATAAGTACGCAGAAAAGAGGGATACAGAACGAAAACAATAGTAATTAACTTATTCGGAGAACCTTCAGCAGGAAAAAGCACTTGTGCAATGGATATTACTGCTAAACTAAAAAGGAACGGAATAACGGCTGAGTATGTTTCAGAGTTTGCCAAAGACAAGGTGTGGGAAAACGATAGCGAAGTTTTTAGACATCAAGAATACATATTTGGCAAGCAGTCGTTTAAGATGGGTAGAGTAAAAGATAAAGTGCAAGTTATGGTTGTCGATTCTCCGTTAATATTATCGGCGGTGTATGATAAACAGCTTGGAGAAAATTTTCGTGCCACGGTGTTGGATATTTTTAACTCTTACAATAATAAGAATTACTTTTTAGTAAGAAATCACTCATACGAAAGCGAAGGGCGATTACAAAACGAACAAGAAGCATCTTTTATAAAGCAGGAAATTCTAAACAAATTGAATGAATATCACATCAATTATGATGTTGTAATTTCAAACGAAGAAACGTGTAACAAGATCGTTGAAGATGTAAATAAGGAGGTAAAAAATGAACAGTAAGGGACATTTTATAATCAGTTTATCAAAGTCTGCAATACGGATAATTGGTGGCTGTGTGGCACTTGTTGTAGGAAATATCTTGCCTTTAGCTCTCGGCATAATAATAGCTGAGATAGGTGGCATTTTAGAAGAAGTAGTTGACAAGAGATAAAATGTTAGTTTTATAGATACGACAGCCTTTGATTTGAGTGTCACGAACCTTATACATTGTCGGTGAACGAGAGTAGGTGAAACGTATGTCGAGAGAAATTAAAATCAACAAGAAAAATCTTAGTTTAGAGAGAAGATATGAGATGCGAGAAAGACGTATAAATATGTCGCCATCCTTCATTTTGTTGACATTCTGTGTAATTGTAATCACATGAATAATATTAGTGTGCGATCTCGTGTTAGGAATCCTTACTGGCATACTTGGAGATTTGTGCTACATAGCATTTTTAGGATTTAGCATAATAAGTATGGTATGCATAGAACTTCAGATGGACTATGATGAATGGAAAAACAAGTACATAAAAAGACGGATCAACAAACATTGGAGGAAACACAAAAGATGGCTTATATAAAAAGAGCTGGTGGACTTATATCACGGAAAGAACTTTTAGACGATATACACCATTGCGTTATATTTACCTGTAAAACAGGCGATTTTAGTGAGATAAGAGGTGCTAGCAAAATTATAGATAGAATAGAAGTTGTCCCAGAAATAGACATAGAAAGAGCGTTAAACAACGCAATAGCTTCTACTGAAATGGAAGGTTTTGAGATTTCCGAAAAGGACAGAGAGTTGTTGCTCAAACTTTTAAAGAAAGAACTGGGGCTTGACGAGGTTATTGAGATTAAAAACAAGGAGTTTAAAAATGGGTAAAGAAATCTCGATTCAGTGGATGTGCAAACCAAATATCTATGACGGCGATGTATCCACCATTATTAAATATCTAATGGCTAATGCAGAAGATGAAGATGAGTTTAACACTGATTGTGAGTACGAAATCAAGATCGCTTGGCAAATATTCTCTAATAGAATGTGTCGAGGTAGCTCGTGGGTAGATGTTACTGAACATAATCTGTACAGATTTGCAAGATGGTTAATGACACATTATAGAGAATCAGACGGTAAGTGCGTAATTGAAAGGTGACATGAGTGCAATGAGTAAACTAACCATAGAAGAAAGGATAGAGCGTATTGAGACGATCAGAAATGTGTTTAGAAACGGAAAGGAAAAAGAAATGAGCAATATAGTACAGGTAAGATTTTTACAAGATCCATCCAAGAAGAGATATACATTTAACGTACCTTGTAATGAGAAAATTTGCAAGGGAGATGTGGTACGGATAAGAAATAAGAATGATAGTGAGATGATTGCTATAGCAGAAACCGATAGCGAGATGCTTAGTGAGAATGCTATTGATATGATTATGGGCGGCAAGGAGGTTATAAGCTGGGTTATCGGAAAGTACAAGTACGATGAGTTTCTTAATCTCAACATAACTACAGAAACCATAACTATTAGCAACAACTAATTTTAGCTAAATACAACCAAACGTTATTTTGAAACGATTGTGAGAAAGGAGCTAATTAGATTGTGAGTAAAAAATCAAACAAGATTTCAGACCTAGAGTGGAATGTAATATGGTACTCTAGCAATCAGAGACAAATGAAAGAGATTAATGTGTTTCAGCATAGCGGGTTTCTTGAGTCTGTAGCAAAATTAATAAAAGAGAGGGATTACGATATCTTTCAAGACAAACTCAGACGAGAAGCAATGTATTATTTCTGGTCGAAATTTGAGTACGAAGTGCTCGTCACAGACTTGATGGGTAATGGAGAGACAAAGATAGATATTTATTATCAACTGAAACTCAACTGGGATAAGTTCTCAGAATACGTTTGGGAACATTTGCACAGCACAGGATAATTATTCCAGAAATAAAAACGACAGTGTTATGTTGGAATTTACTACACCGCAAAATATTAGTGTTGATGCGGATCTGTGACGACACACACTGTGCTATTAATGCCACAACAAAGAATAGTTAAAAATCACACCTAACGGTGTTTACATAGACAGTCAAGGTTAATTCAAGGAGATTTTAAATGGAGAAAACAACATTAAGAGAAACGGTTTTAGGAATCTGCGATAAGGTGTATAACGCCTGTGTCGAAAAAGATGATTGGAAGGGAGCGGAGATAGCTGCGGTGATAGCACTCTCGGTAGAAGAAGTAAAGACCGACGAAGATGCTCGCAAGAAAGTCGTCGGAGTATTACATAACAGATTGATTTGCGAAATTGTATAAAAATGCTTTATTTCCACCCAAAAATATGCTATAATTTTAGTAAAGTCAAAAAAATCATCTTAGTAAGGAGTCTCAAATATGTTAGGAATATTTATGTTGCTGGGAGCGGGTGCAGTAGCTATGGGTTCTTCGATAAGCAAAGCAGCCAGAGGAAATGAATATGAGTTTGAAACAAGCAAAGCAGAAAAAGCACAGGCGGCTATCAAAGCCAAGACGCTAAACCCTCATATGGAGGAGGTCATATTTGACGAACTAATGCGTATAAAAGCTAACAACACAAATTATACAGAAACGCTGGTAAATGAAGTTGAAGAGGAACTCAACTATATCTTTAAAGACAAATGGAAGACGTCGGAAGATAAAATAGAGTGGTATTTAAACGATTCAACGCTTCCGATGTGGATGATCATACAGCATTTGCTGTTAGCTAAAAAAGGGGTATTATGGAAAAAAGCAGTATCTGAATTCGTGGTTTACGAAATAAGTGAATTTGAAAAATTGGAATGCGACAAACGATTCGTTCAGATGATAGAAAAATGTATAAACGAATCCACTGGATTGGATATTACATGGGTATACAAGAGTTATTATAATAACACAGGAACTCCCACCCTGTATGGAGGTGGCTTTTTAATAAAAGAATGCCTCCCATCGTATATGCTAAGCGGAACCGCAGCCTTGTGGTCAAAAGGGGGTTATAAATGATATACTTAGACAACGCAGCCACGACTGCTGCGAGCACAGAGGCGCTAAAAGCAGCAACGCCATATTTAACGGGCAACTACGGAAACGCGGGAGCCACCTATTCTTTTGGAAAAACATCTGCAAAAGCGATTGATAAAGCAAGAGAGCAGGTCGCCGAGTTAATAAACGCAGATCCCGAACAAATAATTTTTACATCAGGCGGAAGTGAGGCGAACAATCTTGCGTTCACGGTACGCCGAAGCAAAACATATACATCAGGATACGAACACGAGTCTGTCTTAAAGGCGAGCGGAGATAAGTCGGTAAGGTTTAGAATAACGGACGTGACTCCTGATTTTATAGGACTTGAATTAAGGAACTGCGCCAAATGTTATAAAAGAAAACATAACGCACTGCGTGCTCCACTCAACCCAACGCTCATCTCGATGATGTACACAAATAACGAAACAGGAGAAAATCTTCCTGTCGAAGAAACTATCAGAAAAGCGAGACAGTGCGGTACTCCTGTTATTTTTCACACAGATTGTGTCCAAGCTCTCGGATCAGAAAAACTTGATATGAAAAAAATCGGATGTGATATGGCGTCGTTCTCGGCACACAAAATTCATGGGTTTAAAGGCACTGGCGCTCTGTTTGTGAAGGATAAATCATTATTAACCCCGTTAATAGCAGGTGGAGAGCATCAGGAGTTCGGATACAGAGCCGGTACTGAAAACGTGGCGGGCATAGTGGCTTTTGGAGCTGCGTGTGCTACAATAAAACGAGACTTTGGTATGATACGAGAGCGTGAAATATCGCTTATAAATCGCTTTAAAGACGTATTATTCAACGAATTAGAAGCGAAACATTTGTTAAGCATAGCACATATAAACGGAATGGGAACTAAAATAATCAACCTTCATTTCGATGGCGTGGACGGAGAAACTTTGCTATTAATGCTAGATTCTAAAGGAATCTGTGTATCTGCGGGTTCTGCTTGTACGGCACACGAGCAAAAACCTAGTCACGTTCTAAAGGCTATGGGCTTTAGCGATAATGTTGCAAGAAACTCAATAAGAGTTTCTGTGTCAGACATGAATACAACGGATGAGATGGAGACAGCGGCAATTGCGATATGTAATACTATAACTAAATTACGAGGTGGAAGTTTTAATGAGTGGTTTTAATTATCTTTACGACGAGTATGATGATGATTTTGATCAGGATATTATTGATCTTTGTAAAATGATCGAGGAAAACGAAGAGGGTAATATATATTTAAACAACCCTATAGAACTGTCAAAGATGGAAATAGTTGAGTCTATTATAAAAAAGACGGTCAACGCTAACGAGTTAAAAATTACAAAAGAGGTTAACGAGCCGTTCATAACATCAGGTGGAATTGGCGCAGAAGGAAAGTCAATAAAAATTTCTAATCCGAAATTGTTTACTATGATATTAAAATTATCAGACAACATTGAGTTTTTCCCAAAAACGAATGGAAATGTAGAAATGGGAATAGCTTTTAGTGATATCGCTGTAAAGATAGGAAGTGTAGAGTAAATGACAATCGAGAATAATTTGAAGAACCGCAATGCCATTGTTAAAATTTCTGATCTTATAGATGAACTATGTGAGTATTTTGATACAGAGGATGGAATTGATGGAGATGATACGTTTATAAAAATTGAAGAACATGATAAAACGGTGTCAATCAGAATAGACAGGGAATATGTTGTAATGCAAAAAAGCGAAAACACATCTCTGCGAGATCTGATTGCATTAGCAAAAGATGTGTCAATTATTCCAGATGGAGAAATAATTACTGTTATAATAAACATTTCAATCTAAAGGAGAAATATGAACAAACAGAGAAGATTGTTGTTGGGATCGATAATTGAATCGCTATCATCGGTCGTATCAGACGTCGAAAGAATTCTTGACAAGGAACAGGAGTGTCTTGATAATATTCCAGAAAACCTCGAGTCGTCACAGCGGTACGAAGATTTAGAAAATTCCGTTGAATCTTTGGAAAACGCTATAGAGAGTATAGACGACGCTATTAAATCTATAGAGGAGGCTATGAATTAGCAAAATTTGTTCGTTGAGTTCGTGTTAGTGTTGTGGTATAATTGTGCATATAGGGTGTAGTTTTATTGCGTGTATCCTTATGAATCTGTTTCAAAAATAGAAAATAAATTGCGTAAAACTATTGACTGCGAACGAAACACGTTATATAATAGTTCGTGGGTTAAAAAAAACAAACAATTGTGGAGGTGCATAATTTTTCCTAGTAAGAAAGTAGATGTTTTGAATTTAGAGGGGGAAATAAGAAGTAGAGGGTGTGGTACATACATACTGTCCAAAGGCAATCAGGATGATGACGATTTTTACATAGACGATTATTCTCTGTCGTTTGACAAGATTTGCGTATGCCCAGTAGCTAATATGGTGTGTTTCAAGAACAACTCATCATACATAACCATCGGCAATATAGAGGACATTGAAATTGCCGATTACCCATGTGCGTATATGTGCGTAATAACAATAATTTCTGCTAATACTTGCAATAATACCAAAAACAAATATAAAATTTTAGCAAAATCGCCTACACAATTGTACTGATTTAGGTATTGACAAAACCTCAAATTGGTGATATACTCAAGCTGTAAAAAGAACAACACTAACATTTCACTTAACGAGGTACTACACATGACAAAAAGAAAAATTGTAATAGGCGACGTATATTATTTTCAATTTGAAGGAGTCGGTTGTGAGCAATCAGGAATAAGACCAGCGGTGATTATCCAAAATAACAAGGGCAACGAGTTCAGTCCCAATCTTATTGTACTGCCATTAACTACGAAGTTAAAGCACATAGCTCAGCCGACCCATGTATTGCTTAAATCTAGCACAGACGGAGTTCCGAGAGATAGTATGGTTCTGTGTGAGAATCCTGTCTGCGTATCAAAAGATAGGATAAAAGGATTTGTCACCACAATACCCAATAGCAGTATGAAAAATATAGCAACAGCATATCTTCTGGCTACATCAGTAATATCATTCGTTGATATTACTCTTTTAGAAGAGACGAGAGAAAGAGCGATTTCTCTTAACAAGTAAGGCGGTATGGCGATGTATAACGAGAAAATTAAAAGAGCATATATAGACAGCATCGAATTAATTTCTCAAAGAATCAAGGCTGCTAGGTTTCTTGTGGCAATAAAGCAAATCGAAACGGAAGCGGGCATGGATTTGTACGAAATGTCTGTATCTCAGTTGGAGAACAGTCTTAAAAAAATGGGCAATGTCAAGGTGGGTAGTGCTCGATCTCAGTTGATGTATGCAAGACTGTACTGCAAGTGGTGCTATTTAAACCATATCGACGGGGCGACCGACTCGTACAAATGGCTAAAGTCTCTGAACGCAGATTTGTCTGCAATAAGAGAGAAGACGGTTGGCAACCCCCTTGGATTAAAAATCTATCTCGATACGGTTTTTTCAAAAGAAAGCGATATGACAAGTGACAATATTATCAAGGCTGCGTTTTGGTTAGTATATTGTGGAGTATTACCAAATGATATTTATACGGTCAAAAATTCTGAGATAGACATGATAAATTTACGAATAAAACTCGCTAACGGATACTTTGCATCAATTCCACCAGAAGCCATTCCGTCTATCAGGAATTGTCTTGAAGCAAAGTCTTTTCGGTATGAAAAGAATAAGTATAATAATCCTGTAAAGAGGGTTGATGGTGATGTGCTGCTCAGAGGAATGAGAACCGTTGGGACTATAAAAACGTTGTTCCCGGTAATAGGAAAGAGAACACGAAAAGCGTTTACCGACGGAATCACTGATCAGAATTTAACTATGTCCAATGTTAGAGACTCAGGGATTTACTACAGAGCTTATTCGGCGGAAATTGCCGGAGTCACAATAACAGAAAAAATTCTCGAAAGATTTGCAGACGGAGCAACAGACTTCAGTAGTGGAGAAGGAAAGAGCAGAGAGATTCGTCTTGTTGATTATTCGAATTGGAAAACAGCACATTATGGCGCATCTCTTAAATAAGTGAACAATTGAATATAAATAAATTACAACCTCAACAAGTATAGAGGTTGTTTTTTTATTTCAAAATTATAGCAGCACCAACACAGGTGCTTTTTTTATTGCCATTTTTAAAATGTAAGATATTGGGGCGTAGCCAAGCGGTAAGGCATCGGTTTTTGACACCGTGTGCCACGAGTTCGAGTCTCGTCACCCCAGCCAGCCGATAAGTCGGTATCATAATAATAGCCGCCAACGAAGCAGGCGGTGGAAAGGAATAGCCAATGGAACTTAAGGAAAGATTCCTGCAACTGTGCAAAACGGTAAATAGAGAGGGCTTTGAAGATTTACTTGAGTGGCTTGAAAGGTCAGACTTTTACAGAGCTCCTGCAAGCAAGGTGTATCATGGTTCGTATCCAGGAGGTTTATTAGAGCATTCTCTGAGTGTGTATGACGAACTTAAAAGGTTGCTCTCTGTATATCAAGAAGTCAATGTGACAGAAGAAACAGTGATTATATCATCGCTATTTCACGATCTGTGTAAAGCAAATTTCTACACAGTAGAGAAAAGGAATCGCAAGAACGACGAGGGGCGGTGGGAGAGTTATGACGCTTATAACATAAAGGAAAAGTTTTGTTATGGAGGTCATGGCAGTAAATCAGTATTCATTCTTCAGCAATTCATAAAATTAACACCAGAAGAGGCGGTGGCAATTAATTGTCATATGAGTTGCTGGGATGGAAATAAAGAAGTAAGTAACGCTTATCAACAGTGTCCGTTTGCGTGGTTATTGCACGTCGCTGACGAATCCGCAACGTACATAAAAGAAAGTGCTAAGTAAGAAAGGATGAATTAATTGGCAGAAGCAACTTTAAACATTTATCAGAAACTTGCGAAGATAAGAAAGCAGGTGGAGGTAATTCGAAAAAACAAGGCGGGATACGGTTATAAATATGTAACCGACGACGAAATCCTTGCCAAACTTACTGGATTGATGGAAAAGTACGGAATCTCTTTAATTCCCAACATCACACCACAGACACTAGAAGTGGTTCCATACACCTATCACAAGCTAAAATCCAAAAAGGGCAAAGACGGTGCTACTGAAACTACTGACGAAATAGTCAACGAGATTCGCGTGAATGCTGATATGACGTATGTTTGGATTAACAATGATAACCCAGACGAACGCATCTCAGTCCCGTGGGTTTTAGTGGGACATCAAAGTGACGGTTCTCAGGCTTTCGGGTCGGCGCTCACATACAGCTTCCGTTACTTCCTGCTCAAGTATTTCAACATCAGCACACCCGAAGACGATCCAGATAATTGGAGAAGCAAGCAGAGGGAAGCAGAGGAGGCAGAAGATCGGGCTTTATCTGCCCCAATTATAGAAGAACTTGACAAACTGGTGAGAGGATATCTTGAAGAACATTCCACACAGAAAGACAAGGACGAGATAAAGTCGTTCATAAACAAGTATATTAAGGGCGGAAATTACAAGGCAATTGCAGAGCCGGTACTTGCAGGAAAATTGCTGACAGATTTCAAGGAAAAGTACATTAACAAAACAAGTAAGAAAAAGACTACAGAACAGTAAGGAGATTTGAAAATGAGTTTTAGAAACAATGCATATGCAACAGTATGGGAAATAACCCCCAAGACAGCAACCATAACAAGTGCAAGAATATCAACAAGTCGTAAGGATAAGGAAACAGACAAATACGAAACAGACTTCAGCGGGTTTGTTTCATTTCTTGGAACCGCTGCGGCAAGCAAGGCTTTATCTCTCAAGAAAGAGGATAGAATTAAGTTGCTTGACGTTGCCGTCACAAGTAAGTACGACAAGGAACAGAACAAGACGTATACAAATTTTAATGTCTTTGACTTTGAATTAGCAACAAAGGGGGATTCTGCGCAGGCACCGAAGACTAACTCCACAGAAAAGGAAGTTGATGGTGGGGAGGTCGAGGCGGAAGATTTGCCGTTCTAAAAAATGATAAAGGATAGGAGGTGGTGCGTATTTCTGAACTAATATACAAGCCAATTATCGAGACATTTACATGGAGCTATTCAAGAATGACATCGTATGACGACTGTCCCTACAAATTCTTTCTCAGGTATATTAAAGACAAAAAAGAAGAGCCAATGTTTTTCTCAAGCTATGGATCGTTAGTTCACGAAATACTAGAGGGCTTCTATAACGGCGAGATTCCCAGAGATGAGATGTTGATGACTTTTCTTACAGAGTATAAGTCAAAAATACAGGGAGTTCGCCCTCAAGAAACAACCGTACAGAAATATATAAACGATGCAATAAATTATCTTTCCAAGTTTGAGCCTGTGCCATATAAAGTTTTGGGTGTTGAGAAAAAGGTTAAGTTTGAAATCGGTGGGTTTCCGATGATAGGATACATAGATTTACTTTGCGAAGACGAAAACGGGGATATTATAATAATTGACAACAAATCAAAGACATTATCACCTCGTAGTAAAAAATCCAAACCAACTAAAAACGATTTAGACTTAGACAGAATGCTCAAACAGCTTTATTTGTACTCTGTTCCTGTAGAAAAAGAGTACAGGAAGAAGCCCAAGTTCCTATGCTTTAATTGTTTTAGAAATGGCAACTTTATAGAAGAACCTTTTGATGAAGATGCTTACGAAAGGGTTCAGCAATGGGCAATTGACTTGATTAATAAGTTACTGCTTGTTGAAGACTTTGAGGGAACGCCAGAATTTTTCAAATGCCGCAACATTTGCGGGTTGCACAATAAGTGCAAGTATTATTTAGAAAATAAGGAGTGAATAACTTGAAAGCTGATGAAATCAATCGACTTGATAGTGAGTCGGGAATTATTGCCACGCTCATTAAGCATCCTGATTTTTCTTTCTATTCTGAAAACTTATTACCTAATCATTTTACAAACAGACAGAATCGCTGTTTCTATACAGCAATCTGCGAAATGGCTAAAAACAACATCACAACAGTAGACGCTTTTGGTGTTATGCAAATACTTGAGTCAAGCGACGCTATGCGTAGGATAGCAAAAGACATAACTATCGAGCAGATTCAAGAATTGATAGAAATGAGCGAGATACTTGCCCGCAATTCAATTGAGGAATACAAGCTGTTAGTAGGTAACGTTGTCGATGCGGCTTTTAGAAGAGACACATATCAGAGACTTAAAGAGTGTGAAGATTTGTGTTGCAACGAAGAAGCCAATGATATCCAAGAAAAGATTTACGGTCTTATTGATGAGGTAATGACCGACTACTCAACCACAGATGACATACCACAATTCAAAGACGTTATAGACGACTGCTGGAACGAAATCCAGAACCGACAGCAAGATGGGTATGCGGGAATACCATTTAAGTTTGACAAGCTCAACGAGTACGCAACAATTGAGAGAGGAGAATTATTCATATTCGCCGCTGAAGCCAAGCAAGGTAAGTCTATGATGCTGCTCAACTGTGCAATGGATTTGCTCAAAAAAGACCAGGCGGTTCTTTATCTGGACAGCGAGCTTAACACTCGAATGTTCACAGCAAGAGTTCTTGCTCATCTGACGGGTATTGAATATCGCAGGCTGACAACAGGCAATTATACAGAAGAAGAAAAAAGAAAAATTGACGACGCAAGGGCGTGGTTAAAGACAAGAAAATTTACCCATATCTACATTCCTATGTTCGACCAGCAGAGCATCTACACTGCGGTCAAGAAAGTTAAACACGTTCAAGGACTAGACGTTCTTATTGTGGATTACTTTAAAGGAAGCGGAGAAGGAACGGCTTTTGACTCGTATCAAGAGCTCGGTAAATTCGTGGATAAGTACCATTGTTCACGTTAAACTCGTTTAATTGCTGGGAAACCCTTAGAGCTTGTCACCAAAACGGAATGGCGAATAGCCTTATACGGCAACGGTAAAGACGACAAGATTGGGCAATCAGCAGCCAAGCCTCGAACAGAGGAAGGTTCAACGACTATTATGTAGGAAGCAAGCGCTTCCGAAACGGCGAGCCTCGAAAGAGTGAAGATATAGTCTGGACATCTTGCGAAAGTAAGAGTTGCAAAATGCAAGGCAGGGGTAGCGCCCGTTGTGAGAATGTTTTTAAGGAAAGGAGGTTATAGAATGGAAGAAAAATATGGAATGCTGACGATTATAAAAGAGGTCGATCCGTACATATCTCCAACCGGTGGGAAGCACAGGATGGTTTTGTGCTTATGCGAATGTGGCAGAGAAAAAATTCTTTCATTAGAAAAGATAAAAGCCGGGAAAACAAAATCGTGTGGTTGCTTGAGAAAGGCTCCCAGAGAAAGATGCCCATGGCACGACGTAATAAACACTCGCATTTACACCATATGGAGCAATATGAATACGAGATGTAATAACCGCTCTGTTAAAGCATACAAGAATTATGGCGGTAGAGGAATTACTGTTTGTGAAGAGTGGCACCGATTTGAGCCATTCTACAAATGGGCAGTAAGTTCTGGATATGACAATTCTTTATTCTTAGACAGAATAGACAATGACAAAGGATATTCCCCTAAGGCATTATCTGGCAGGATTGAGAGAGGATGGTCTGCAGAAAGAGCTTTCTCCCAGCCGTACAGAAAATCTCACAACAGCTAACAAACGATGGTAAAAAACAAAATTTGTGGGGATATGAACATCTGTGGCATAGGCGCCGCTCAAGCAACGGCGTCGGGCAAGGTTGCAGACTCGGCTAAGATCGGTAGAAATGCTAGTGTGATAGCCGTAATAACTGATAAGACGCAAGAGGAGATTGATGAGTATGGTCTGGAGTGCGGAAACAAAAAACTTAGAGTTGTTCTTAACAGAAATGGTATGCAACACGCTCCAGGGGAGTTTATTGATTTGAAATTCGACGGCAACCATATTTCTTATGAACAAGCAAAACAGCATACTCCAATCGAACCATTTTAAGAGGTAGCAAAATGGATGTAAACGAGCTCCTTAAATCAATTGACATAGTAGACCTGGTTTCGCATTATGTAGACTTAGAGGAAAAGAACGGAGAGTATTGGGGCTTAAGTCCGTTCAAGGACGAAAAAACACCGTCATTTTCAGTTCGACGAGAAACAGGCAGATTTTACTGTTTTGCAAGTGGTATTGGCGGAACGGCTATCACATTTCTAAAGTATTTTTATAAATGTTCAACAACGGAAGCTATAGAAATGCTAAAGGAATACGCCGGTGTTGGCGGAGAGCTAGACTTTAAGCAGAATAGTAAGCTAGTAGCAACGATAGCTTGTAAGAAATATGAAAAGCCAAGAGCTCAGAAAAAGCCAGAAAAATCAACCATTCTGCCAACCAACTTTATGGATAGATATAGTCGTCCAAAAGATAAGTTAGATGTGTGGAAAGGCGAGGGTATCTCTCAAGAAGCTCTTGATAAATTCCAGGTTTGTTATGATGCGTTTTCTAACAGACTAGTATACCCAGTGAGAAACACCACAGGAGACATTGTTAACATAGGCGGTAGAGCCTTGGATGCTGATTGGAAAGAGAAAGGACAGAGTAAATACTGTTATTTTTATCCGTGGGGAACACTCAATACGATATACGGTCTTAGCGACAACATAGATGCAATAAAGGCAAAGAGAGAAATTATAATCTTCGAAGGGTGCAAGTCAGTGCTCATCGCTCATTCTTGGGGCGTTGAGAACTGCGGAGCAATTTTGACAAGCCACTTAAACACTAATCAATTAAAAATTTTAGCAAAGATAGGATGTAGAGTGGTTTTTGCGTTAGATAAGGATGTAACAATCACGGCAGACAGAAATATAAACAAGCTCAAAAATTATGTAAATGTCGAATTTCTTTATGACAAGGACAATTTGTTGGGAGAAAAGGATTCTCCGGTAGACAAGGGTTTTGACGTATTTACACATATATACGACCAGAGATTTAAATTTAAGTAGGGGGTGAGAATATGGACAACTATATACCATATCACTTACACACTGAGTACAGTTTGCTCGATAGTTGTAGCAAACCAAAAGACTACATAGAGCTTGCTGTTAAAAACGGAATGAAAGCAATATCGTTTTCTGAACACGGGAAGCCATTGAACTGGACTGAAAAATGGGTAGCCTGTAAGGAAGCTGGGATTAAATATATCCATTCTGTAGAGATTTACCTGACCGAAAGGCTTGATGAGAAAGTCAGAGATAACTACCACACCATACTTATGGCTAAAAATATGGACGGAGTAAGAGAACTCAACAGGCTTGTGTCAATGTCTTGTGATTCGGAACATTTCTATTACAATAACAGGATTTCGTTTGATGAGTTTCTTAACATCTCAGACAACATAATAACCACAAGCGCGTGTTTAGCGAGTCCTTTAAACAAACTTGACGACACTCACCCAAGATATTTGGAACTTGCCAATAAATACGATTTCTTTGAAGTTCAAGCGCACAACCACCCAGATCAGATAGCTTTTAACAAGCGTCTGTACGATCTGTCTAAACGGTTAGGCAAGCCATTAATCGCTGGTACTGATACACATTCGTCCAGCAAGTATAAAGCTGAATGCCGCCAGGTGTTACTTGAAGCTAAGAATAAGTCATATGGAGATGAAGATTCTTTTGACTTGTCGTTTAAGACATACGACGAACTCGTGCAGATGTTTAAAGAACAGAAGGCGTTGCCAGAGGATGCTTTTATGCAGGCGATTGACAACACGAATCTACTGTACGATCTGGTAGACGACATAGAACTCGACACAAAGATTAAATACCCAATACTTTATGGCACAAGAGAAAAAGATGCAGATGTTTTTGTAGAAACCGTGGAAAGAAAGTTCAAAGAAAAACTTGACAACGGGATTATTCCGCCAGAGCAAAAGGCTGGGTTCCGTAAAGCCATAGACGAAGAGATGCAGGTGTTTAAGAAACTTGATATGATGGGCTTTATGCTCTCAATGAGCGAACTTATTACTTGGTGCAAAGATAAGGACATGGCAATCGGAACAGCGAGAGGTTCTGTCGGTGGTTCAAGGGTGGCATATGTGTCTGATATTATAGACCTTAACCCAGAAACATGGAAAACATCATTCTTCCGTTTTGCCAATGAATCTCGTAAAGAAATTGGAGATATTGATATCGACTGCGTTGAGTCAGACAGACCAGCGATATTCGAACATATCACAGAAAGATTCGGTGCAGACAAGACGGCGAGAGTCGCTAGTTTTGGAACGCTACAATCGAAAGGTGTGATTGATGAAGTCGGAAGATGTTTTGCAAAAAGATGGTCAAATCAGCATCCGACAGCCGAAAAAAGCGAAAATCCGTGGAATTTAAAGCGAATTGCTGATATAAAATCAGAGTTTGATAAAGACGAAGAAAAAGCCAAAAAGAAGTACCCAGAGTTATTCTACTATTATGATGGTCTGGTAGATACAAAAATATCTCAGTCGGTACACCCAGCGGGAATGGTAATCAGCCCGATAACATTGTATGACAATTATGGTACGTTTGACAAAGACGGCGATATATGTCTTATGTTAGATATGGACAACATACACGACTTTACCGGACTTGCAAAATATGATTTGAACTAACAGATCGCCCGTATAGAATGTGCGGGAATAAAACCCATTGAATTGCTGGAACACCCTAAAGCTATCTGCACCACAACGTAGTGATGAAAAGCACAAGCGTGACGGTTGTGAAAGCGGAAAGAAGTAGATAGATGGCACATGGTTAAACCCTAAATGCTATGAATGGGCAATCAGCAGCCAAGCCTCGAACAGAGGAAGGTTCAACGACTATCCCGTGAGGGAGTAGGGGCTACAGCTCCGAAGCGGTGGGCACCCATCAGGGTGAAGATATAGTCTACTCTGGAGCGAAAGTTTCAGCGCGATGTTACAATTATTAAAAGGATTGGGGGTGATAAAAATAGATTTAACAGGAATGACATTTGGCAGACTTATAGTGATTGGACGTTCCAATGACGATTACATAAATCCGTCAACGAAAAAGCACACACGCCGCTGGATTTGTGAATGCTCGTGCGGAAATAAAACGACTGTGACAACTCCTCAACTAACAGGAGGGCGTACCAAGAGTTGTGGGTGTCTTCAGAGGGAACGAACAGCACAAGCGAACACTAAACACGGCGGAAGATACGACAGGCTTCATAGCGTGTGGGCTAATATGAAAAACAGGTGTTACAACCCAAATTACTCAGAATATGAAAGCTACGGTGGGAGAGGGATTACTGTTTGTGATGAATGGCAAAATTACCCTTCATTTGCTGAGTGGGCTACAAATGCTGGATATAATAAATATCTCAAAAGAGGAGAATGCACGCTAGATCGGATAGATGTTAACGGAAATTACTGCCCGCAAAATTGCAGATTTGTAAATATGTATATTCAAGCAAATAACAAGATGAATAATGTATATATCACACACAACGGAGAATCTCACACTATAGCCGATTGGAGCAAGAAACTTGGAGTGAAGTACAACTCCTTGTATTACAGAATAAAGACAAAAGGCTTATCTTTGGAAAACGCGATAAAAGAAATATTGTAACATCATAAAGGTTTTAGTTCTCAAAACAGTACAGGTAATTCGTGATACCTGTAGATACTTAAATCAACCGTATCCAAAAACTCACGAAATTGACTGGAACGATGAAAAAGTGTGGGATGATATGATAAAAAGCCCTATAGCGCTCTTCCAGTTTGAAAGCGCCTTCGCTTACCAGTGCTTACAGAAATTCAAGCCTAAGAACATTTTCGATATGTCAATCGTAACGGCGTGTATAAGACCGTCAGGAGCCTCGTATCGTAATGATTTGCTTGAAAGAAAACTCCATAGCAATCCGTCTGAAATGATAGATGAGTTGCTTAAAGACAATCTTGGTTATCTAGTGTACCAGGAAGATATCATTAAGTTCCTGCAACAAATCTGCGGATTAAGCGGTAGTGATGCCGACAATATCCGAAGGGCTATTGCAAGAAAACAAAGAGATAGACTCGACAAAGCAATGCCATCAATCCTTGAGGGTTATTGCTCAAAGTCAAGCAAACCGAGAGATGAAAGCGAAAAAGAGGCTAAAGATTTTCTACAAATTATAGAAGATGCGTCTAGCTATATGTTTGGCTATAACCATTCTATTGCATACTGTCTTCTCGGTTACTTATGTGCCTACTATAGATACTATCATCCATTAGAATTTATCACAGCGTTTTTAAACAATGCCGCAAACGACACAGATATCAGCAATGGCACTACATATGCTGGGAAAATAGGAATAAAAGTAACATCGCCTAAATGGAAAGTTTCAAAGAGTGAATACTTCCTCGATACTGAAACCAACACGATAGCGAAAGGACTTTCGTCTATCAAACATATGGGTAGTGGCATCGGAGAAGAGTTGTATACAATAGCACATAAGAAAAATCACAAGAGATTTATAGACGTTCTGGTTGATATATCTCAGAACACAACAGTAGATGCCCGTCAGTTAGATATACTCATTAAAATTGATTTTTTCTCAGTATACGGAAATCAACGAGAATTATTGCGGATATCTGATTTATACTACAACACCTTCAAGAAGGGTAAGGCAAGTAAAGTGAGCCGTCAAATCATTGACGGAACTCCTCTCGAACCTATTGTGCAAAAATACGCAGTAGGGCAAACGAAATCTGGCGGAGTTGCAAAGAGTTACACGCTGCTTGATATAAAGTCGATATTAGACGAGAGCGAGGATGCTATAAAGTCTGCTGGATTAGAGGATTTAAGCGATATTCTCAAAGTGCGAAACTTCAAAGATGCAATGGGATATGTAGGCTATATATCAAACAAGCAAGAGGACAGGCGTAAGTTATATGTTCTTGATATGTATCCTGTTTGCAGAAAGAAGGACGGTAAACAGTTCGGATACTCTATTATTACAAAGTCAATCGGTTCAGGCAAAGAATGCAGAATGACAGTGTTTAATAGAGTTTACGATAAAGAACCTTTTAAGAAAGACGACATAATTTATTGTCATTCTTTTGAAAAGGACGGAGCGTACTTTACGCTCACAAACTTCACAAAAATCTATTAAGCAATGCGAAAGGACAAGTTATGACAACAAAGAAATGCAACATATGCGGCAAGACATTTGATATGCTCGATGAGATGTTTGATTTTGGATTACATACTATTATCGGATACGGTTCCAAGAGAGATGGCGATACGATAAATCTTGATGTTTGCACGGACTGCGCGGACGAGTTGCTCGATGAGCTTGATAAGAGGTGTGTTATCACACCTTTTATAGAGCAGGAGTAAGAGATTTATGAAGTATATGGGAAGCAAATCCCGCATTTCAAAATATATAGTCCCGATAATCCAGAAATACATAGACGAGAACGGAATTAAAACTTACATTGAACCGTTTGTGGGGGGGGCGAATGTCATTGATAAGGTTCGCTGCGACACAAGAATAGGTGTTGACAATAACGAATATCTCATAGCCCTTTACAAGTCTCTACAAAATGGCTGGAATATAAGAAGCGTAGATATGAGCAAAGAACTGTACCAGAGCGTTAAAGACAACAAGGATTGTCATCCCAAACAGGTTGTGGCGTTAGCTGGATTACTTGCTACATACAACGCTAAGTGGTTCGGCGGATACGCTGGCACGGTAGTGACAAAGACTGGAGTCGTGCGCAATTATTATGACGAAGCTGTGAGAAATATAACAAAACAGGTTCCATTAATTAAGGATGTAGAATTTAAACGTGACACTTATTCAAATTTAAATCCTGTGAATTCGGTAGTTTACTGCGACCCACCGTATTTCGGAACAACAGAGTATAAAGACAAGATAGACTACGACGACTACTGGAATTGGGTAAGAAAAATAAGCACCAACAACATCGTTCTGTGTAGCGAGTATAACGCTCCAGAAGACTTTGAATGTGTGTGGAGTATGGAGACAACAATAACGCTAAATCATTCAGACAGAAGCAATGCTACAGAAAAATTATTCATAAGAGCCAAACAATCACAACAGTAACAAGGCGGTTGCAAACGCCAAACGTTCAGAAAGGATTTAACAGTAACACCGGTTAAAAAAATATATGCGCATATTCTGTAGACATATGACAATTGAAGAAAATAAACAAGCCAGACTCCACAGACAAAATTAAACTAACAGCAAACATTCTGTTTTCGGGTGTTGGCTGTCAGGAAAGAGGATTTAAAGACTCAGGGCTGTTCGATTTAGATGTGTTAAACACATCGGATATAAACAAAGACGCAGTAGTTTCTTATGCAGCAGTCCATCGCGGATTAACTAATGAGATGATAGAGAATTATTCCGAATATCCTTCAAGAGAAGAAATGGTGAAATATTTAAAAGCCATAAATCTTGGTTATGAGCCTGAAAAGAACAAATCTTACGATTGGGAGAAACTTGCGAGAAGAAAGTCCAACGATATAGAAAAGTATTGGCTTGCTTGTAAATTATCCAATAATTTAGGGGATATAAGCAAAATAGAAAAGCTGCCGTATGCTGATTTATGGACTTGCAGTTTTCCGTGTACCGACATCAGCCTTGCGGGGAAAATGAAAGGCTTGTCACCCAGTGATTCTACTCGAAGTTCTCTTTTATGGGAAAATATTAGGCTGTTAAAAACGGCTAAAGATGACGGAACTCTTCCCAAATACATAATGTTTGAGAATGTTAAAAATCTTGTTGGCAAGAAATTCATAAACGATTTCAATAATTTGCTTTCTGTTCTTGACGAATTAGGATTTAACTCTTACTGGCAAGTTCTCAATGCTAAATACTGTGGAGTGCCTCAACACAGAGAGCGTGTGTTCGTAGTCAGCTTCCGCAATGATATTGACGCCGTCTCGTTTAAGTTCCCTGAACCATTCTATGAAAGAACAAAAATTGACACAATTATAGGTGGGGAACTTATCAACCCACACGAAGAAGGAATTTCGAGGACGATTAAAGCACAATATGCAAAAACATCGCAAGCTAACTATCTCCGAAGCGGAACATTCGGGGCAACTGGTGTGCGTCTAAAGAACAAATCACGCAAACTAACACCAAGCGAGTGTTGGACGTTAATGGGTTTTGATAAAGAAGATTGCTACAAAGCCTCTGCTGTAGGTGTTTCGTCGGCTAATCTTTACAAACAAGCCGGAAATGGCATTGTAACAAATTGTTGCGAATTAATAGCAGAGCACTTATATAAAGCGCAATACAACAGCGCATACATTTGCACGGACGAGTTTAGATAGAGTGAATAGTTGCGTTGATAAAAGAAAGGAAAGTATGGTTTATCAAGGAAGCAAAAGCAGGTTGGCTAAATATATAATTCCGATTTTACAGAGTTACATAGACGAAAACAAAATCGAAACGTATATAGAGCCTTTCGTAGGGGGGGTAATGTTATTGACAAAATCAGATGCAAATCACGCATAGGAAGTGACAGCAACGAAGATTTAATAGCGTTACTTAAATATGTGCAAAGAGACAATTCTTTGTCGATAGCTCCGCAAGAATGCTCGTTTGAACATTATGCTGAAGTTCGGGCGGACAAAAACAACTCGAAATACTCAAGGGAGTACAGGGCTCTAATTGGTTATTGTGCAAGTTATGGCGGACGATATTTCGACGGTGGTTATGGGAGAGACGGATGCGGAGACAGAAGTATTTATTCAGAAAGAGTCGCTAACCTCAAACAACAAGCACCGTTTCTCTCTGGAATAGATTTGTTGTGTAGAGACTATAAAGAGTATTTAAACAAAGGAATAAGCAATGCTCTGTTTTATTTAGATCCGCCGTATAAAGGCACAAAACAGTACAAGGGTCAGGAACTAAACTACGAAGAGTTTTACGATTTCTGCCGCCAACTTTCTAAGGATAACGTGGTGGTTATTAGCGAATGCAGTATGCCAGACGACTTTGAATGTATTTGGCAAAAAGAGAGAAACGTGTATCAGAAATCGGACAGAGTTAATTGCGATAAAGCTATAGAAAAGTTATTCGTAATGAAGAAAGGATGATGTGTTTATTGAATACTAAAGACTGGACGGGAAATAAGATGAGCGCATTTGCTACTTTGGGCGCTTCTAATCACTCCGAGAAAGAGCGACATCCAAACGATTATTATGCAACCGATCCTAAGGCAATGGAGTTGTTATTAGAAAAGGAGCAATTTTCAAAAAACATCTGGGAATGTGCGTGTGGGGGGGGACATCTTTCAAAAGTTCTTGAGCAGCACGGATATAATGTAAGAAGCACAGACCTCGTTTACAGGGGATATGGAGAAACAGAACCTTTAGACTTTCTAAATGCAAAAGACGCATTCGATGGCGACATCGTTACCAACCCGCCGTACAAATACGCACTAGAATTTGTAAGAAAGTCTCTTGATATCGTAAAGCACGGCTATAAGGTCGCTATGTTTCTCAAACTTCAGTTTTTAGAGAGCAAATCAAGAAAGGAATTGTTCCTGGACTCGCCTCCAAAGACAGTATATGTATGCTCGTCAAGGATCGACTGCGCAATCAACGGAGAGTTTGAAACCCACAAAGCCAGCGCAATGGCGTATGCTTGGTTTGTTTGGGAGAAAGGATTCAAAGGCGATCCGTCTATTAAATGGATTAATTAATACATAAGGGGTAATAAATGAACAATCACAATCAGAACGCTCGACTGGCGATAATTTTACTATGCTTGGTTTCAATGAGTTGGATCAATTGCTCATCGCAACTTAGCACGGCAAGAGCCTGTCGAGAAGAAAACGACCGACTATCTCAGTCTGTGACTGAGCTAAACAATGAAATAAAAGACTTAAATGAACGTTTTGAGGGCTATATAAGCAGTACAAAAAGCAAGTTTGATACGATAGAAAAGCATATTGTTGAAAACGAAAATGAGATTTCTGCACTGAAAGGTGAGCTTGATAGGCTTAGCAAGGCACAGAGTTCTGAGCAAACAAGCTCGGTCTCTATCAAAAAATCTAATTTTGAGATAGGGGAAGAATGCTCTGTACCATCAGTTTCAACTCACGTTAAGTATTGTACCGACTATAGATTCTACAACCTTTGGTATACGCCTCATTACAGACTACAGCAGGTAGCGTGGACTGACGAACTTGGAATGAGACGATACAACAACGATTATCTTGTTGCTTTGGGTAGTTACTATTCTACCGACATAGGAGATAGATTTGAGGTAACTCTTGATACAGGGAAAACATTTACCGTTATGTTAGCTGACGGAAAGTGGGACAGCGACTGCGATGAGAGCAATATGTACACGCCGTGCATGGACTACAACGGAGAATACGCAGGCAATCTGCTGGAGTTCATTATGGATAAATACTCGGTCTCCAACGAAATGTACGCTTATGGCTCATTAGATTATTATGAAGAATTTAAAGGAAGCGTTTCGAAAATGGTGTATTTAGGACGAGATGCTTCAGAGGATTGGGATACTTACTTATGAGGAGAGAAAATGACAGGATTATTTAAGGTTAAATTAACCACAATAGATGATGTAAAAACATTTGTAACGATATGCTCGGCTGTAGCAAGTCATAGCGTGGTCAGACAGGATTCATATGCTGTTAATGGGGCAAGTCTAATGGGTATGTTTAGCTTGGATTTATCAAAACCTTTGACGGTAGAAATAGACGACGACCGAGCAGCTCAGTATTTTAGAAAATGGATGATTACAGAGGATAGCGAAGGAGTTTAAAAATGAATGTTTTAATAGCGAATCCAATAGAAGATGCTGTAGAGAGATGTGTAACGAGTCCGGGATACAGGGTTGGAGTTATAGTATCCAGCAAAGAAGAGAAGTATTCGGTAGAAAACGCAGTGGGAAAAGCAGTGTTTTCTGTTTGCTTTAAAAAGACAGATAATAAACATCAACTTACGAGATTTCGTAAAAGTGAACGTGGATTCACCTGCGAATTTATCGACGGAGGTAGTACAATAGACTGTATTATTTTAGAAAACAATGACACGGTTAGAGGTCGAAAGTACAATATGCTCATATCAACAAACGATTTTGACGAAAGAACAAGGGTAATGATTAGTCCATACATAACACACGAAGGAGCACAGGGGAATAACTAATTTTGAGAAAATTAAGAGTATGAACTCATATCAGCTTGCTTTGTTTATAGGCGCCATCGAAAGCAACGAAGAAACTAACGTAAGAAGTGTATGCGGAGCAGAAGTGTTTGACACAGTGACAGACATAGAAAAGTGGCTTAGAGAGGAGTTTGAAAATGTATAAATGCACAAATCCAAGATGTGACTGGACAGGCTACTGGTGCGATTTAGAAGAAGAAAAAGAATATGCCGGTGAATATCAAGGATATGACGTGTATGTGTCAAGTAAGGCGTGTCCACGTTGCCATCAGGAAGTTGAGTATACTGGTGATTGGAGTGAAGAATAATGCATAATTACACAGAGAAAGAATTAATAGAACTAGGATATGAACTCAAAAACGCAAAGATCACAGATGTCTCTTTGACAATGGGTAACTATGGATGTTTGACATCGTGGCTTGTATTAAACGGAAATGGCTGGGCTACAAGCTACGGAGGTCGGTGCCTCGGATATGGATATCTTGGAAGTAAAAAATTCACAGGAAGCCCGAATGGAATAGAATATCTCATGCGTATTATGGATGTTGCTGGGGTAGAGTCCTGGGGCGACTTAGAAAATAAATATGTAAGAGTTGCTACGAAAGGCTGGGGAGACTCAGTTAAAATAATTGGCAACTTAATTGACGACAGATGGTTCGATAGCGACTCGTTCTTCGCAGATGCGGAAGAGACGGATATCGGCCGTAATAAAGAATCGCAAAGGAGCGAAGAAGAGTGATAGTATATGCAATCCTACTTTGGGTGATAATAGAGTCATCCGCGCCCGCGTGGATGTTTGCACTTTGGGGAGTGGGGCTTTCGATACATATCCTAAATGTAATTTTTAACATAGTCATAACAATGGTTAAGAAAGGACTTGGTATACGAGATGAATCTAAAAACAAGAATTGACTGGCTTTCAGACGGATGGAAAAGAGCGAAGAATCATTGCAGAGTGACGGTTAACAAGGAATTTTCGGATAACGAACCTACGGCAAAGTTTAAGAAAAAACTTCTTATATCTGAACACAGCCCTATCAGAGACTTAGTTGTTAACTGGTCTTGGCTGAAGATATATTCGTGGGTGGCAACCGAGTGGAGTCGCCACAAGTTTGAGAAATACATTTCAACGCAAAGAGATGATCGCTGTGAAAATCAGACACCGAGAGGAAAGAAGCCGCAGGATGCGGCGGTTGACTTCTCTGGAGTCGCAAATTCTCAGAACACCATAGATGCGTGGCGGAAGCGACTGTGTTATCAGGCAACAGACGAGGCTCGTGAGCTTGGTGAGAGTTTTAAGGCTGAGTTACATAAATACGAGCCAGAATGGTCGGATGTTCTTGTCCCGAACTGTATATATAGATGTGGCTGTCCTGAATTTGAAATGTGCGAACAGAAATTTTTTGCACACTTCATAGCACAGTGTAAGGAAGACAAAGTTAATATATACAATATTCAGGAAAGATATGACGAATACAATAAGTTATTTTACGAAAATCGAAAAGAGTCATTTGAACAGAACGAGAGCGACTCTTTTGAGCAGCTTACATTAAACTCTTTGATGGATAGCGGAGAAAGGAATGTTAATGAATAAAGAAATGGTTAATCACCCGAGTCATTATCAGAGCAATAACGGTTGGGAAGTGATGGACTTTATCGAGGCATACAGACTGAACTTCCAACTTGGAAATGCTGTAAAATACATATTAAGGTGCAATTCAAAAAACAATAAAGAAGAAGATTTGCAAAAAGCTATATGGTACTTAAAACACGAGATTTCTTTGGAAAAGATGTACGGAACGTGGAACGGAGTTCTGCCGATATGCCCGCAGATGTTAGACAAGAATTGGCACGAAATATTAAAACCTGTTGTTGGTAACTTCGATATTTCAGACACATTGAAAAGGGCTGTGTTATATATTCTCGAAAGACCGTTAAAGTCGGTATTGAAGCCCGATGATTTAAAAATTGCCATTGGCTACATAACAGCCGAATTAAACAACACCGTAGACAACAAACCTATTAAAGTACAAGTCAGGAGAAAAAAGTAATGATAAAGGAAATTATACTGTGCGGAGCGCAGGGCTCGCAGGACATGATTAAGCCCATATATGACAGAATTATAGCAAGAATAGCGAGCGCTGAAACAAAGGACGTCGGCGTTTGCATGACAGATGAGCGTCCCTATGCTCGTTCTTACACACAAGTGTCCCCTATTATGGTTTATATCAAAGTGGACTTTGGTATGAGATACGAAGCTATTTTATCAAGTTCAAAGAGCGTTAAGGATGCGTGTATGAGCGTGGTAATGTCAACAAGAGACTTCGAAAAGTTCGATAACGAAGCCGACTTGGTGTTCGATATCGACTCAGACAGCAATTTAGATAGAATAGCGGATGTGATTTTTGACTGTGCACTAAATAGAAACGAGGAACAGAGTGAAGATAGGGATTGACGTAGACAACGTAATAAATAACCTTACCGAATGTGTGATTAGCGTTTACAACGAAGACGCCGATTCCGATTTGAAGCTGACGGATATTATCGACTATGATATGACTTTGTTCGTCAAACCAAAGCTCAGGAAAAATTTTTATCAATACTTTGGTGATGACAGAGTGTGGGAAAGGCTCCAGATTAAAGAAGGAGCGGCTGACTGTATAGAGAATTTAGCCAAGACAAACGAAGTCTATTTCGTAACAAGCACCTACCCTGAAAATGTGTATAGAAAAGCTAAATGGTTAAACAAACATATTCGAGGGGTTGATATAGATAGGAGACTCATAATCTGTCACGATAAGCCATTGCTTAATGGACTGGACATTATGTTTGATGACTATGAACCAAATCTAAGAGGAGACTATATTGGAGTTTTGATGAACTATGCTTGGAACCAAGCACCCGCAAGGGGATATTACAGGGTGAATGATTGGAAAGAATTCCAAACCACTATGGATAAATTGATGCCTGCAATAGAAAAAGTAAGGGTGTCACTGAGAGAATCTGAGGAGATGATGTGTATATGAAGGTAATAAAAAGGGATTGTAGTGAGGTTGATTTTCAGAAAGAGAAAATTGTCAACGCTATTATGAAAGCAATGACGAACGGCTCTGGAATTGTAATGCCGAATATAGCAGAGGAAATTGCCGATGAGATTGAAGAAACCTGTCGCGTCAAAAACGAACTGAGCATTTCTGACATCGAGACTATGGTCTATGATAAATTAATAGAAAAGGGACAGAAGCTCACGGCTAAATCATATGAGGGGTACAGAAGTGTGAGAGAGTTCCAAAGAGAGAATGAGAATACCACCGATAATGAGATAAGAGAATTATTGTCCGGCACAAGTGACTACTGGAGCACCGAGAATTCCAACAAAGACGAAAAACTGGTGACGACACAGAGAGACTATATGGCTGGAATTGTTAGCAAGGATATAACAAGGAGATATCTGTTGTCGCCTGAAATTGTACAAGCGAATGATGACGGCATAATACACTTTCACGATGAGGATTATTTTGGACAAAACGCTCTTTATAACTGTTCTTTGATTAATCTTGAAGATATGCTTCAGAACGGAACCGTTATTAGCGGAACACTTATCGAGAAGCCTCATTCATTCTCCACAGCGTGTAACATTGCAACACAAATAATTGCACAGGTTGCTTCCTCTCAATACGGCGGTCAGACAATCACGCTTTCTCATTTAGCGCCATTCGTTGATGTTAGTAGAGAGAAAATACGAAAAGAGGTAACTAATGAGCTACTCGACTCGGATTTAAAAGAACTGCCAAAAGAAGCCCTTGAAAAATACATATCCGAAACAACGAACAAGCGACTTAAGAGAGAGATCGAAAGAGGAATTCAGACAATCCAGTATCAAGTAATTACACTTATGACGACTAATGGGCAGGCGCCATTCCTTTCAGTGTGTATGTATCTCGATGAAGTTCCGGAAGGACAAACGAGAAATGACCTTGCTTTGCTCATTGAAGAGATGCTGAAGCAGAGAATAACAGGAGTTAAAAATGAGCAGGGTGTCTGGATAACCCCCGCATTCCCAAAGTTACTTTATGTGCTTGATGAGGACAACGTGTTTGAAAATAGCAAGTATTATTATTTAACACAGCTTGCAGCGGAATGCACCGCAAAGCGAATGGTACCAGATTATATTTCGGCAAAGAAAATGAGAGAATATAAGAACGGTGATGTTTATCCGTGCATGGGCTGTGTTGACGGCAAAGAGGTTGTTGCTTATAAATATAATAACGGTGTGTATGTAGAGTCGTTTGAAAGAATGTGGGATAGATTATCTAAATATTTCGAGGTTAGTAAACAAGTTAACAAAACTGACTTTTTCATGAAAACGCCCAATGTTAAAATTTACGACCAGAAAAAGGGCTTCGTTGACAATTATGGAATTATTAAAAATCACAATTCTGAGTGGTTGCGAATCTCATTTTCAAATGGACGTACAATTATGTGCACTCCAGATCATCCTTTTGAAACTGTCGATGGTCGAGTGGTATGTGCGGTTGATTTAAAAGAAAACGATTTGATTGAAATTGATAAAACGAGTTCATTTGAGCCTACGGATGTATACACGATGAAAGAAAGCAGAGCGTGGCTATATGGATTTACGATATGCGATTCTTCGTATTATACAGGCGTTACAGCATCTATTGCTGCAAATGGGGAGGATGAAATTGAAACAAATTTCTCGAATGTTATTGCGGACGAATATGGGTTGTCCGTAAAATCAATTAACAGAATTCGAGGAAAGAGGGGTACTTATAAAGATCTTAGGGTTGTCTCAGATGGCGACGATAAACATACAAAACTTTGTATCGAACTCATCAAAGCATTCGACGGAAGGACAAAGATCAACCGACACATTCCTAATGAAGTATTTTCTTGGAGTAAAAATGCAAAGCTGGCTTTTATCGCCGGAATGATAGACGCGGACGGCTACTTAAACACGTCCTTAAAGAAAGCCGTTGTACAGATCGGCTCTACTAATAAAGAATTAGCTATCCAGCAGGCTCTGCTGGCGCAGACGTGTGGAATGTTCGCAAAGATATACCATAATCATTATATGGCGGATTGTAAAGACAAAATTAGATACAGAGTTGAATTTATTCCAACAGAAGAGCTTATCTCCTTTATTAAATGTGCAAAAAAAACGAATCTGCATAACTCAGTCTTAAGCTGTACCAACCGTAGTATATCTGATAGCAATACTTGCTCTGTTACAAATGTTGAATATGTTACGAGAGATGGCTTTAGCTACGACGTCACGACGTCGAGCGAGCACTTCACTGTATCTGGGCTCTATAGTCACAATTGTCGTTCGTTTCTTACCGCAGATCGTTTTGCGCACACGGTTGGAAATATATCAAAAGCAAAGAATTTTAATAAGGATAAATCAAAGTATTATGGCAGATTCAATCAGGGCGTAGTAACTATAAACCTTGTCGATGTAGCACTCTCGTCAAACAAGGATATGGATGAATTCTGGAGAATATTCGATAAGAGACTTGATCTTTGCCACAAGGCATTGAGAGCCAGACATGAAAGATTACTCGGAACTTCGTCTAACGTAGCTCCGATACTATGGAGATATGGGGCAATAGCGAGACTGGATAAAGGGGAGAAGATAGATAAACTGCTTTACAATGGATATTCTACCATTTCATTAGGTTATGCGGGACTTTACGAATGTGTGAAGTACATGACCGGCTGTTCAAACAGCGAAGGGGTCGGCAAAGAATTTGGTCTTAAAGTGATGAAGCATCTTAACGACAAGTGCGCCGAATGGAAACAAGCAGAGAATATAGATTATAGCCCATACGGAAGCCCTATTGAATCAACGACATACAAGTTCGCTAAGTGTCTCAAAAAGAGGTTTGGCATAATTGAGGGCATAACAGACAGAGATTATATAACGAATTCGTATCATATTCCCGTTTTCGAGAAGATTAATCCGTTTGAAAAGCTGGCTGTTGAAAGCGAGTACCAGGCTCTTAGTCCTGGAGGTGCTATCTCGTACATAGAAACATCGGATATGAATAACAACATTCCTGCGGTGATGGAAGTCATCAAGTATATTTACGATAACATTATGTATGCGGAACTTAATACCAAGAGTGATTATTGTCAGGTTTGCGGTTATGACGGCGAAATCAAGATTGTTGATGAGAACGGAAATCTTGAATGGGAATGCCCTAACTGCAAAAATAGAGATAAAGACAAGATGAATGTAGCAAGAAGAACGTGCGGTTATATAGGAACGAACTTCTGGAATCCCGGAAGAACTTCTGAGATAAACGACAGATTTGTTCACTTGTCTGATATAGAAAAGGATGAATAAGCGATGAAATACGCACAAATAAGAAGCCTCGATGTTTCAAATGGCGTTGGAATAGGAGTAGCCCTGTTTGTTCAGGGCTGCCACTTCCATTGCAAGAACTGTTTCAACTCTAACACATGGAACTTCGACGGCGGAAAAGAGTGGACTACTGAAACAGAGGAAGAGTTTATACTCTCGGCTGAAAGACCGTACATAAAAAGAATATCTATTTTGGGCGGAGAGCCGCTGTGCGACGAGAACGTTTCCGACGTTCTCAAACTCATAAAAAAGATAAGAGAAAGACTTCCAAATAAGGCAATCTGGATATACACTGGGTATTCTTGGGACGAGATTTTCGATGATAAATACGGCGCTAATTCGGACAGGGCAAGTGCAGTTAGCCTGTGTGATATCCTCGTAGACGGTAGATATGTGGATGAACAGAGAGACTTGACTCTTAAGTGGAGAGGCAGTAGAAATCAGAGAGTGGTTGACATCAAAGCATCTCTCGATAACATTAAATTGGAATTATTCTGTGATTAAGGAGCACACAAATGTATAATATACTTGGCAAGAAAACAAAAGAAAATGATTTAGAAACTATCGCATCCAAAAGAGATTTTGATAAGGCTGTGGACAAGGCGATGAAGCTCAAATCTCGTGGATGGAAAGAGGTGGCCGTTGTTGATGAAGAGACTGGTGACATTGAGTACGAATTGTATTAAATCAATAACAGCGGCACTAACTATTGCTATTGCGGGATATTGTAATCTGTTGTGTGACCACCGTTGGATCGGAGCTGCTTTATTTTCGTTTGGACTTATATATGTTTGCAAATACAAACTAAACTTATTCACCGGGATGGCAGGATATGTAACGCTTAGGAAAACACCATCATTCATAGTATCAGTTGCGGTTAACCTTGTGTCCGCATTCGCAGTTGGCAGGGTTCTGTCGTGTAACCATAAAGCAGTGGAGCTTGCCAGCGCCTTGATTGTTGCGAAAATCGACAATAATATCGTTACGACTTTGATTTCGTCTGTTATGTGTGGGGTGTTAATATTTCTATCGGTTGACTACTATAAAAAATTCTCAAGCATAATCGGGATTGTTTTTGCTATACCTATATTTGTACTATGTGGGTTTGACCACGCTGTGGCAGATGCGTTTTATGTAGGTGTCGCTGGTGAAATAAACGAAATCCCAGTTTTATTCTTATTGACGGTGGCTGTTGGCAACATCGCCGGTAGTACACTTATGAGGTTTTTATTATATTTATCCGAGAAAGGACAAAATGAAAGTAGAAATGTTTAAATCGCCCATTGTGAAAACGTCCGCCACAATATTACCAGGAGATATCTTCTCCACAGAGTTTGGAGACTTCGACAATTGGGTTAACCTCGTATTTGAGGAATTCGGAAGCAGTAATTTATCTGATTGGACTGCGATAAAATATCATGTAGTAGCCGGTACTTTGAGTGCTTGCTGCTACGAAAACAAAAATATAAATAACATTAAATTCACCGTGGTAGGTAAGGAAGAAAGAGAGTATTAATATGATAGCTTCAGTAAAATTTGCAAAGGTAAGACCGTCGGCAATTATCCCGACAAAGAGAGAAGAGGATGCTGGCTTCGACCTGTATGCCAATTTTGAAGATGACTATAAAGTCATTAGCCCTCACGAAACGGTTATGATACCTACGGGTATCGCTTGCGCTTGTGATATAGATTACTGTTTCATTCTTAAGGAAAGAGGAAGCACTGGTACCAAGGGCATAGCTCAAAGATGTGGAGTGATAGATTCTGGGTATAGAAATGAAATATTTGTCCCTATTACAAATACCACCGACAAACCTATTATAATATATAAAAAGAATTTTGCTCATCGCGGTACAAAAATGTCGAATGGATTTTCGGGATACGACTTTGCCGTATATGATATGATAAGTCACAACTCAGCCACAGCTTATCCTTATGAAAAAGCTATTACGCAGATGATAGTCGTCCCAGTTCCGTCTGTTGATGTTGAGGAGTATACATACGACGAATTAAAAGCAATTCCGTCAAAGAGGGGGAATGGATGTCTTGGAAGCAGTAACAAGTGATAAAATTAGGGTTTACACGCCAGACGAACTTGCCAGTGTTATGAAAATAGGAAAAACAAACGCCTACAAACTCATGCGTGCGTCAGGGTTCCCATCCTACAAAATAAACAACAGGCTGTTCGTAACTGACAAAGCTCTGCGTGAGTGGCTGGTAAAGATGCAGGGAAGGAATTTTAAAATATAGTATAAACTCGTAAGTGTAAATATTATTTTATGCTTACGAGTTTTATTTTTGCTAATTGGTATTAAATAAATGTATCGCTAATGTATCGCTACGCCTACTACCAAATTGTACGAAACGGCTTTTAATGCGGATCTACAACTCTGAATTTTCAGGTCTGCAACACCATGATCCCCAGTTCAAATCTGGGTGGCGCCTCCATCAAAAAGAAAAGCACTTGCAATTTGCAGGTGCTTTTTTGTGTGTAAAATTCACATTTTTTGAATTCATATAATCAATAGCCTATATATTTTGTGTAATGACATTAATCTCAGAAAATCTATGGGCGGAGGAAGATAATTCTTTGATTTATTAGAGTCAAAAATTAAAACACCGAAAATAGTGAGAAGAATGCATTTTAATAATGTAAATAAAGAAAGACATTACGAATATGGCGGGCAGTATGATAGTAGTGAGCTCGTCTTTAATATGATTTCAGATGAAATTAGAAATGCGTATAATCCATTTGAAAGTTGTGCTGGCGCACAGATGCTCATAAAAAAGGAAAGAAAGAAGTGATGAAATGATATTAAGTGTAAGTAGAAGAACGGATATTCCTAATTATTTTTCGGAATGGTTCTATAATAGAATAAAAGAGGGATTTTTATATGTTCGTAACCCTATGAATGCTCATCAGATAAGTGAAATAAAAATCACTCCAGATGTTGTAGATTGCATAGTGTTTTGGACCAAGAACCCTTTGCCAATGATAAAGAGGTTAGACGAGATAAAAGATTATAATTACTATTTTCAATTCACATTAACGGGATATGGAAATGATGTTGAGGTTAATTTGCCAAATAAAAAAACAAAAATGATTCCGGTATTTCAAGAACTATCTGAAAAAATTGGCAAGCAAAAAGTGATTTGGAGATATGATCCTATATTCTTTTCTGATAGATATACGAAAGAATATCATTTGAAGGCATTTAAAAGTATTGCTGAGGCTTTAAGTGGATACACGGAAAAATGCGTGATTAGTTTTGTTGATATATATCCTAAAAATAAAAATAATATGGATGGATTGTCAAGTTATGAATTAAATGATGATGAGCTGCGGGAATTTGCTGAGAAATTAAGTAAGATTGCTGCGGATAATAATATTAAGATTGGAAGTTGTGCAGAAAAAATAGATTTGGATGAATGTGGTATAATTCATAATTGTTGCATAGATAGAGAATTAATTGAAAAAATTATCGGATGTAAACTTAATGTTGGCAAAGACAAAAATCAGCGTAAAGAATGTGGATGCGTTGAAAGCGTTGAAATAGGTACTTATGATACGTGCAAAAATGGATGTGCATATTGCTATGCAAATTATAGTTCAAAAAGTGTAGAAACAAACGCTACCAAATATGATCCTTCGTCACCTCTTCTATGTGGGCAAGTTCAAGAAGATGACAAAATAACGATTAGAAAAGTTGAGTCATTAAAAGAAACACAGCTAAGTATTTTTGATATGTGAGTTCATTATTATAACGTATATTTTTAAGAGTATATTTGGCTCCATTTTGGCTCTAAAAATTTTAGACGAGGTACACAAAAATGCGAAATAAGATGAATATGAAGAATAAAATGCACAAATGTGCACCTAGAAACATCCAGATAAATCTCTCCGCCCAAGAGTTTGAATAGAATGCACACAAGGAGGAGTATTATATGGAAGAAGAAAATGAGCTTCTTGACGATGAAGAATTCGCAGATGGTGATATCATTGAGTTTTTAAGAGGACTTATGAAAAAATGCTCATGTACGGTAGAGAAGCACAAAGTAAAACAATCCAGCCAGCCCTGCCACTATTCCGAAGTCAGGGGAACGCAATAGAAAAATTCATAGCTGTATGCTATACTTAATTAGC